ATGAATCAACAGGAGCTCCTCGATATCGGCATCAAGAAGCGAAACAAAGAAATCTCGGAAAGTTGGGAATCACTCGCTGCAAAGAGCGGAAAGTTTAAGAGCGGCGAAGAGTTTCGCTTGTGGGTCAGGAATCAAACACGGAAGCAAAGAGTGCAACCTGCAGAAGAGAAGTTTAAGGAAACAGTCGAGATTCATTCAGATGGTTCCCATAGTTCCAATAAACTCCTGCATATGTCAGTCGAACAAGCAAAGGATGTCAACTACCTTTTACGCGCTCACGGCTACGACACGGCATCATGGGAGTTAATCAGCGCCAGAAGCAACATCTGGAATGTTAAAAGCGATCAAGACGGCATCAGCACACTTTATTCTAGTAAGATATCCGTTAAACCAAAAATAAACGGTTTCGACTGGAACAGCCTCATAGAGAAGTTAAGCAACATACCGAGTGTGATCGTAAAGCAAAACCATACAGCAACGGGCGAGGAGAGGTATCTAAACTTACCGTTGTTTGATATGCACTTCGGTATAAGCAGCTACGACACATATAAAAACACGCAAACCGAGATATTAAACCTAGTCGAAACAGGATTCAAAGAAATACTCATAATCGTAGGCCAAGACCTCCTCCATACAGATAACTTTAGAGGGCAGACAGCAAGCGGAACACACATAGGCAAGATTGACATGGAAAAGGCGTGGGAAGATGCTGCGCGATTCTACGAGCCGATCATTGTAGAGGCAATAGACAAGAGCAAAACAAAAATCATGTACTCAAAAGGGAACCACGATGAATCGATGTCATGGGCATTCGTTAAGTACCTAAAAGGGAAATTCCCTCAAGCAGATTTTGATACAAGCTTCAAAGAAAGAAAAGTCCACATGCTAGGACTTAACTTTGTTGGAGTAAATCATGGAGATAAGAAAAAGGAAGAAAACCTGACGGAAAACTTCTCTACAGAGTTCCCTATTGAATGGTCAACAGCTAAGACGAGGGAGATCCTAACTGGACATTTACACCATGAGCGAGTAATAGACAAACGCGGAACGGTAATCAGAAGGATGCCAACAGCAAATGAGATAGACGATTACCATGACGATCACGGCTATACAACAGCCCATAGACGATTCCAGGTATTTGAATATAGCAAGGATGCGGTAAAGAGGATTCATTACGTGTGAGGGGATAAGGATGGGAACCAATGGCGTGGATACGGTCATCTTTTACTTAATCGGATTAGCAATTCTGCTTACTGGAATTGTTATCGAGGTAGAGAGCTTGTGCAAAAAGTTTATGAAGTGGGCTGACAGGAAGTTGAGTGGAGGTTAGTGCGGGGTTATAGGCAGGGCTTGCGACCAGTTGAACTGGATATAAGAACAACCGTTCGTGTATAATAGGGTCACCAAAATAACAAAGGGTGATCTCAATGAACGGTTTTGATCCCATCATCTCTCTAAAAAGCCATATCGCCTTATTGACGATACTTGAGGACGCGAAGAGAGAAGTTGAAAGGGTAAAGGGCATCCCGCTAATGGCAGCCAAAGCTTTAGGCAGGATGATCGTAGCCGAACTAAATAAGTCCAAGGCTAGCATGAGGGCAAATAAAATGTGTGTGCAAGATAATCCGATTGGAGAGAGACGGTATCAATATTCGCTATTCGGGCGCCGTGATGAGTACGAGATTTCGCAAACTGATTTGGATCTGCATATGAGGATGGTTATGGAGGATATAGAACGAGAGTTAGAACATTAGAACAAAGAGCTTGCTAGAAAGGGTGATCAAACTTTGAGTAAAACGGGGATTGACTTACGAATACTCGAAAATATGTTGTCTGATATTAGGGAGCTAATTATTGAAAGCCATTCACACGAGGTTCACATGGAAAATGGTTGCGACCTTACCGACCCGTTGGAAATAAAATTGAACGGAACCCGGACTATTACGATCAAGATTAACGGTGGAGCTACGGATAATTACTGATGGCTCAAGAATTTGCGAAGAGACTGTATAACTCGGTAGCATGGAAGAAGTGCCGAGAATCGTATATTGCGAAAGTATTTGGCTTATGTGAGAGATGTCCAAAGCCGGGTAAGATATTGCACCACAAAGTATATTTAACACCTCAGAACATAAACGATCCAAGCATATCGCTTAATCATGAATTACTTGAGTATCTTTGCCAAGACTGTCACAACGGTGAGCATCACGGCAGCCATGAACCGGTTGTTGCTGAGGGACTAATGTTTGATGGTGAAGGAAATCTCGTTCAGGTAGGTGATACTGATGGATGGCGGTAAGAAGCCAGTTGAAGATGCCGCATGTTGTTCAGAGTGTGAGCAACTTCGAGATGACGACGGCACACTTCGTTGCGATATGTATCACAGTGCATGCAATGATCGAAGATACAACAGATAAGCACTGCGAGGATAGTATTCATTAACGCAAGAGTCACTCAAATGAGTGGCTTTTTCTTTTGTCCAAAATAAGCAACAAAGGAGCGAATGAAATGAAACCAACCAACACTTCTGAAGCAGCACATGAACTCGGGGTGGCAGTCAAAGGATTACTTCTAATCGTCTGCACTGAATTGAGGATCAATAAGCTTGTCGATTGGATTAACGTTAAATTATCAAAGTTGCTCAGATGAGTGACTTTTTATTATGCCTAAAACAATCAAACGAATGGAGAGATAACGATGGAGACAGGTAACAAACCACTAACCGTAAAATCTTGGGAAGTAGAAAGAAAGATGGATTACCTAGATAGGCTCATTAAGCTGCGTGATGGCAATATGATTACCGTCAAGGCTGGTGAAGATCGCATAGAGAGAGTATGCGACAGCATCGAGAAGGATCTGGGGTTGAAGTCTTCAATGGAGAACGTAGACCTAGGCGGAAACCCATTTTACAAGGTATCAATCCCTTTGAGAGATGAGAATGGTGATGAGTTATGAATAACGAATCAGCATTACAAGAACAGGTATACAAGATATTTGGGGTTAATGAGGAGATGATAGATTCCGTTAACCACGAAGGACAGTGGGATGAATTCAAACGAAATAATATGGACGAACCGATTCTCTTTATGGTTGATGGAAAAGAATACATCGGCGGCGTTGACCTTGCTAACGGGCCAGATAAAACAGTTTACAGTGGAGGGTTCGGACAATGAATGTGCAGATTAAATCTCACGGTCATGGTTTTGCTACAGTTCTTCTTAATGGTGAGAAGGTAACAGGCATTACATCCCTAAAACTTCAGGCTGGAGAACCGAATGTGCTGATTATGGAACGTTTGGTTGATCAGGTTGAATTCGAGGGAGAAGCCAATGTGATTGCACGCATAGATGGCCGATCTTATCGACTGATAGAAGAAGATCAACTTTGATTGATAACGTATCACCAGACGCTCTGTGAGCAGTTTAGAGGCGTTATATATTCAGGACAAGCAATAACACGGGGTAAGCGCTCGGGTGAGTGTACCCCCCTCTACGACCGAAAAAATTGCATTCGGTAAGACCGTTGTGCCTCATTCAAATAACACACAGGACACGCGCGAGACCCCCCTACCCGAAATGAGGTGATGTCATGGCGAAATTGACTGCCGAACAGAAGGCAAAAAATCGCGAGAAAGGGGAGGTTAAACGGAAAGTTACTATCGAAGAGAAAAGACTTCGCAAAACATACGGAAAGTTACCTGAAGATCAAATGGTTATTGCGGACGGTCTAATTCGCCGTGCAGCATTCATGCGGGTGACTTTGGAAATGTACGAAATGGACCTATTCGAAAATGGATATGTCGAGCAGTTCACTCAATCAGAGAAAACGGCGGCATACGAGCGAGAGCGACCGGTTGCCCGTCTTTACAACACACTGAATAAAAACTATCAATCGATCATCAAGCAACTATCTGACCTGCTTCCAAGAGGAGATGATGGTGGCGGTGGAAATACACCGAAGGATGACGGGTTCGATGAGTTTGTGAATAGACGATGAGCGCGCTTCGTAAGGAGTATCCATTAGCGCATAATCCAGTACTCGCTTACTGGACACAGATTGAAAATGGAAACGTAACAGTTGGCGATAAGGTTAGACGAATATATCGAAAGCTTGCTGCTGATATATATAACCAAAAGTCGGTATACGAATACGACCCTAACCGCGCGAATCATGCCATCGAGTTTATTGAGAATTATTGCAAGCACTCGAAAGGTAAGTGGGGCGGCAAGCCAATTGATTTAGAGTTATGGCAACAAGCATTCATCGCCGCTACATTTGGCTTTATCCATAAAATTGACGGGACCCGCAAATATCGCGAGGTCCTTTTAGTTGTTGCCAGAAAAAACGGTAAATCGACTATTGCTTCTGGTATTGGCTTATACCTTCAAATCGCGGACGGTGAGCCTGGGGCCGAAGTTTACGCATGCGCCACGAAGAAGGATCAGGCGAAGCTCGTATGGCTCGAAGCTAAACGGATGGTTAACAAGTCGCCATCGCTTCGCAAACGTATTAAGCCGCTTGTGGCCGAGCTCAAGAGTGACTGGAACGACAGCTCATTTAAGCCGCTTGGAGCCGACAGCGAGACGCTAGACGGGCTAAACGTTAGCGGTGCCTTGTTGGACGAGATACACGCTTGGAAGGATAAAAACCTCTATGATGTAATCGTGGATGGTACGAGCTCGCGGGAGCAACCGTTGATCGTCATGATCACAACGGCCGGCACCGTTCGTGAAGCTGTATACGATATGAAATACCATGAAGCAGAAATGCTGCTCAATGGCATTAATGATCCAGAGGGCTACCACGACGACCGCTTCCTGCCTATCATTTACGAATTGGATAAACGAGATGAATGGACGGACCCTGCTGCATGGCCTAAGGCTAATCCAGGATTAGGAACGATTAAGAAAACCGATCAACTCGAAACGAAAGTCAATAAAGCTAAGGCTAATCCGGAACTTGTAACAAATTTACTTTGCAAGGATTTTAACGTCCGCGAATCATCAACAGAATCCTGGTTGACGTTCGAGCAGTTGAATAACGAGAAGACATTCAAGGTTGAAGAAATGGGATTCCGTTATGGTATAGGCGGGACGGACTTATCTGATACAACTGATCTCACCGCTGCCAAAGTAATAGTGATGCGTAAAGGCGACCCGACTATCTACGTCCTGCAGATGTACTGGCTTCCAGAGGATCTACTAGAACAGAGAACCAAGGAGGATAAGATAAAATATGATCAATGGCATCGACGTGGTTTATTGCGGACAACTCCAGGTAATCGCGTCCATCACAAATTCGTTACACAATGGTTCGTGGAAGTGCAAACGGAATTAGGTATTTACATTCCATGGATAGGGTATGACCGCTATTCCGCTCTGTATTGGGTCGAAGAGATGGAAGGTCACTTTGGGAAGAATGCGATGGAGGCAGTTGCACAAGGAAAACAAACATTATCTGCACCGATGAAGCTTTTAGGTGCGGACCTTTCTGCAAAGTTGGTCAATTACAATAATAACCCGATCGATAAGTGGTGCTTATCAAACACGGCTATTGACTTGGATTTAAAAAATCAAACGATCCAGCCACATAAAGGTAAAAACCAACGCCGCAGAATTGATGGTACTGCGGCTCTTTTGGATGCGTATGTAGCACTCGAACGTCATCGTGAAGAATACATGGGGCTTATTTGAGGGAGGTGATACATTGCAACCAACAGGGTTATTTCAGAAGGTATTTGGACGCTTCGCAAAAGCCATAACTTCTTCAGTTCGATCCATATTCATGAATGGGTATGCGCCGATTTTCACACCATTTGGTGACGATGCTTATTCCAGCGCAATTGTTCGTTCGACATTAGATGCAATTGCGCGAAATGCAGCCAAGCTGAAGCCTAAACATATTCGACGAAAGAATGGAAAAATACAAAACGCGAATAGCGAAATTGAATGGCTGCTAAGCGTCAGACCGAATCCGAAGATGAATGCCTACGCATTCATGTACAAAATAGTCACTCAGCTATTTTCGAGGTCTAATTCCTTCTTCCTAATCTACCGCAGTGAGATGACGGGGAAAGTTGAAGGCTTCTACCCGATCGATTATAGCCGAGTGGAGGCAGAGGAACACGGAACCGATGTGTACCTAAAATTTAATCTTCGAAATGGAAAAATACTCACTATACCCTATGTCGACGTGGTTCATCTACGTCGATTTTTTAATGCAAGTGAGATGTTCGGAGATGGAAACGAAGTTGCGCTATTGCCTACTTTGGAACTAATCCATGCAACTAATCAAGGGATCATCAACGCGATCAAGACATCCGCCTTTGTGCGTGGGATCCTGAAATTCTCGACGAATCTAAATCCGGATGATCGACGTAAACAAACGGAAGATTTTGTACGTGATTACATGGGTGTCGGCAATAACGGGGGAGTGGCAGCAACCGACGTTAAGGCAGACTTCACTCCCCTTAACGGTGAACCAAAGATAATCGATGCTAAACAAATGGCCTTAATCAAGCAAGCCATCTATGAGTATTTTGGGACAAATGAAAAGATCGTCTTGTCCAACTACAGCGAAGATGAGTGGAATTCATTTTACGAATCGGTCATCGAGCCTATCGCATTACAGCTAGGTCTAGAGTTGACCGCTAAGGTGTTCACCGATACCGAACAAGCCCATGGAAATGAAATTGTATACGAAGCAAATCGTCTGCAATACGCAAGCGCCAAGACAAAACTAGAACTAATGCAGATGGTTGATCGCGGCGCAATGACACCAAATGAATGGCGGGAAGCACTCAATATGGCTCCCGTTGAGGGCGGTGACGAGCTTATCAGGCGTTTAGACACCGCGGCAGTTGACACTAAACCAGTTAAAGAAAAACCCAAGAAAGAGCCTGTGAAGGGAGGTGATGAAGAAAATGGCGAAGACGATGGAGACGACACCTGAGAAACGCTGGAAGGATCGAGAGTTTCGGGAATTTGAATTTGAGATTCGAGCAGCTGCCTTGACTGATGGAGAGGATGGCGAGGAAGCTCTATACGTGGAGGGTTACGCAGTTCGTTTCAATGAGGCCACCGTCCTGTACGAGTATAGCGACATGCAATATAAAGAAAAAGTTGCTGCTACCGCACTTGCTGAAGCTGACATGTCGGACGTGATATTCAATTACAATCACGGCGGCAAGGTAATGGCCAGAACTCGAAACAAGACTCTTGAGTTGAAAATCGACTCCAAGGGTCTTTTTATTCGCGCACGACTCGATGGAACTGAAGAAGGCCGCAAACTGTACGAGGAAATCAGAGGCGGCTACATCGATCGAATGAGCTACGCCTACACAACCAAGGAAGCGAGTTACGATTCCGAGACTCGTACTCGTACAATCCTGCGCATTAAAAAGGTTTACGATGTGTCCGCCGTGGATATTCCGGCTTACGATACTACTTCCATTTCAGCGCGTTCGGCCTTCGAGATGGAGATTGAGAAGGAGAAAGAAGTGGCGGCAGCTGCTGAACGGCGTAGGAAGTTGCTCTTAAAATCATTCACTCAATAATTGGAGGGACTAAAAACTATGAATCGTTTACAACAAATTGAAGCAAGAGTATTAGAGATCCGTGCTCTACTTGAAGGTGATGGAGAAGTAAACCTGGATGAATTGGAAACAGAACTGCGCGCTCTGGAAACAGAGAAGAAGGGATTGGCTGATAGAGAGAAACGCAAGGCTATCGCATCTGGTATCACCGCTGGAACTGTTGAAACTCGTCATGTGGACACTTTCACACCAGAAGTAACTCCAGACCCTGCCAAAGAAGCTCGGAAAGCTGCCGAAGAACGCGGTAAAGCTTTGAAAGAGAATCGTTCCGTTACTGTTGGATCTTCGAATGTGGTGATGCCGAAGCATACAGCTTCCGACATTCGCCCAACCTTCAACGAAGTGTCCAGCCTTATCGACCGAGTCACCCATAAACCGTTGCTCGGCGGAGAAAGCTTTGAACAGCCTTACCTTAAGGGCTACGGGACCGGTGACTACACAGCTGAAGGCGCAAACTATGCTGCGGCTGAGCCCGTTTTTGGTAAAGCGCAAATCGCCAAAACAAAGGTTACGGCGTATGCAGAAGATTCCGAAGAAATTCATAAGTTGCCGGCTGCTGATTATGACGGAGAAGTCATGAAAGGCATCACTGTTGCGACGCGCAAGAAGATCACTCGTGAGATCCTAGTAGGTGACGGAAGCACGAACCATCTTGCTGGTATCTTTACTGCTGCTGCAACTGCAATCGATGCTGCGACTGATTTGGGAATTTCGAAAATCGACAATGAAACACTTGACGAGATCATTTTCTCCTTCGGTGGAGACGAGGATGTTGAGGATGCTGCAGTGCTCATTCTTAACAAGAAAGACTTGAAAGCTTTCTCCAAACTGCGCACAGTTTCTGGCGAGAAGTTCCATAACATTGTAACGAACGGTAATACCGGCACAATTGACAGCATTCCTTTTATCATCAACAGCGTGTGCAAGCCCGTTTCTATCGCAGGAACTCCTGTTAATTCATACAGCATGGCGTATGGTCCTCTGTCTAATTACATGCTGGCTATCTTCTCGGATATGGACGTTCAACGTTCGACCGACTACAAATTCCAGCAAGGGATGATCGCTCATCGCGGTTCTGTGTTCTTGGGCGGAAATGTCGTTTCACAAAACGGCTTCCTACGCGTGAAGAAAGTAGCGGCGGTCTAATATGAACAATGTCATTGTAGATTTCCGTTGCAGGATTACAGGTGAATATTACCGAGTGGGTAGCACGTACCCAGTTGATGATGTTGACCGCGTCAACTATCTGATAGAAAAGGGATTTTTAGAGGAGGCGACAGAAGTCGTCTCTTCTTCTATTCCAGACGATCAGCAGGGAGGAGCGGCGGCGTCAGAGGGAGTGACAAAACCAGATGCTCCAAAACGTAAAGCAAGCACTAAGGATTAGTGTCAGCACCACTGCCTTTGATTCGGAAGTTGAAGACTTGATAGCCGCAGCCCGGGATGACTTACGTCTCTCGGGCGTTCTTGCGTCTAAGGTCGAGGATGATTCCGATTCGCTTATCAGGCGAGCTATAACCGTCTACGCAAAGGCTAACTTTGGTCTTGATAATCCGGACGCTGAGAAGTTCCAACGCTCCTACGAGTCCCTAAAGGCTCACCTGACGCTATCACAGGAGTATACGGTAGGTGATGCATAGTGCTGTGGCGTGACGTTGTGGGGCTTATAGCGGTGACACAGGAACAGGAAAAGAACGGCGAAATTATAGACGTTGATGGCGAGCCAAGAGAGATCATTGCCAACAAGAAATCCGTGAGGCAATCGGAGTTTTATCAGGCCGCAGCCGTAGGGATTAAACCTGAGATAGTCTTCGAGGTTCAGTCGATTGAATATAACGATGAGCCCAAATTGAAGTACGGCGAAACGGTTTATTACATCATTCGAACCTTTTCGAAAAATGGAGAGAGGATAGAACTCATCTGCTCCCGTTATCCGTTGAAGGGATGATCGTATGGCTAATCGCAACGAGATTGTCGGCATGAAAGAACTCGAGAAGATGATGAAGAACCTTGAAAAGATCCCTCAGAAGGTCGTCAACAAAGCCGCCCGTTCAGGTGCGGCAATTGCGCGCAAAGCGGCAAAACTCAACGCTCCCGAGGATCTTGGTAACTTGAAAAAAGGTATCGTCCTAAAAAAGGAGCGCAAGACAAAACCCGGAAAGGCCGTCTATGATGTAACATTTGATCCAGCTATGGATGATGTCTTTGCGGACGAATCCAATGACGGTAAACGCTCGTACTATCCGGCCTCGCAAGAGTACGGATTTATGACAGTCGATGGCGGGTTTGTTCCGGGCTACCATTTCCTGCGAGATTCAATTGTCAATAACGCCACAGCCATTGAAGCTAAGGTCGTGGGAGTGGCAGGAAAAGAAATAGACAAGGTGATGAAGGGAGGGTGATCGCATGGATTTCGAAGCGGCGTTGACGGCTGAGTTAATGACGATTCCGCAACTGATAAACAAAGTTTTCCCACTTGTCGCTCCCGAAAAGGACGTCAACAAGGAGCCTCTAAAAGCGCCATATGTCGTTTATTCGTCTAGTGATGGTTCACGAGTTAAAAGTTTAGATGGGTATCAGGGTTTGAAAAAGGTTGATGTGGAATTGTTCGTCATTGCATCGACTTATACCAACCTCAAACCGCTCGAATCCGCGGTCATCGATAAACTCATCAGCTTTGAATTACGGTCAATTGGCGAAGATGGGCCGTTCATCCAAGAAGTAACTTACGAGGAACCTATTGAGAAGTACGAGCCACTTCCCAAGCTTTGGCGGAAAATTATTAATTTCAGTGTTTATTTTGAATAGAACAGGAGGCGTTGATCCTTGGCGAAACGTTCAGTCGGAACGAAAATGAAAATCGGTACTAACTTTATCGCAGGCCTCAAATCTATCGGCGGTCTTGAGTTGTCCGCAGATACGATCGATGTAACAACACTAGATAGCGGCGGCGGGTACCGCGATTATATCGGTGGGTTTAAGGATGCTGGAGAAGTACCTATTTCTGGATTTTTCGAACCCGGTAATTTAGGACAGGCCGCGATGTATGATGCTTTTGAAAGCGGAGATACCTTGGACTTTAGTATTATCTTCCCCGCTGCTCTTGGCGCGTCTTGGATTTTCAAAGGGGTAGTAACGGGGTTTAAGACAGGTGCCGACTTGGAGGATGCAGTCAGCTTTGAAGGCACTATTAAAGTGTCCGGTAAGCCAACACTTGCATTAACACCAAGCGCAGGGTTAACTGGACTTGCGCTCACGGGCACAGGAGGTACGTTGTCACCTGCCTTTAACACAAGCAATAACAGCTACTCTTTCGGAGGCGTGACTGCTACGAGCGTGACTGTAACAGCTACAGGTGCGGGGCAAAAAATCGCACTGTACATCGATGGTGCATTCTCTCAAGATCTCGTTTCCGGAAGTCCTTCGGCAGCTATCCCATTAGCGTTAAGTGTCGGCAAAAAACTGACAATCCTAGCCAACGAAGACGGCAAGACGCAGAAGGTTTATGAAGTTGTGGTTATAAAGACTGCCTAAGCAGTAATCAATCAACCAGGGCCGGGGCTATGCGCTCCGGTCTATTCCCAATGGAGGGGATTTCGTGAGCAACGATAACGACGTAATAATCATTCAACTCGATAAACCGCGTGAAATACGCTTTGGTCATAAAGCATTAAAAAAGCTATCAGCATTGACAGGCAGATCACTGGAAGATTTAGAGGCTGGTGGTGTTGACTTCGAACAAATCGAAGTGTTCATCTACTGCGGTATCTTGGCTGATGCGCAAAATAATGGTGAGGCCTTGGAACTTGAACAGATGGAGGATTTATTAGATAAAGCACCTAAATATGTTCACGTCATCGAAAAAATGCAAGAAGCGTTTGAAGCATCGTTTGGTGGAATGGCGGAGGGAAACTTGCCAGCGCCAATTCAGCCGGCGCAGAATCGAGCTCAACGCCGTGGAGCTGGAAGGAAAGCCTAAGGTTAGCGACCCGCGTAGGGATAAGTAAGACTGCATATGACGATATGACTCCCGCCGAGCTTAATATGCATATCGAGGAGTTCTATCGGGCTAAAGACGAGGATCAAAAGTTCAATATGATACTCACGTACATGGGTGCAAAGCTTCCGCTTCTGAAAAAATTCCCAACCTTCGAAGATGCATTCGGAGTCAAATTGGAAGTGGAAAAGAAAGAACAAACAGATGAAGAGATGTTTGAACAAATTAAGAAATGGAACGCCGCTTTAGGCGGTGAGACATTCTAGAGGGCGACTAAGGTCGCTCTTTTTCGCGTGAGAAAGGGGGCGACTGTCATCGCCGTAGTCAAGCAGTTAATTGTCCGTGCAGGTGCTGATTTCTCTGGAATGAATGCCGGGATGAAGAAGGCAAACCGAGACATGAAAAATTTCCAAAGTGGGATGAGCAGTTCGCTGAAAAAGATGGCTGGCGCATTCGCCGCTGCTTTTGCTGTGAAAAAGATCGTCGATTTTGGAAAGGCGTCATACGAAGCGTCGAATCAGATGGCCGTCAATGAAGCAAAGCTCGCGACAGTAATGCGGTCGAGGATGGGTGCCACAGATGATGCGATTAGGTCGGTAAAGGATCTGATTAATGCGCAGGAGGGAATTGGAGTTGTCGATGTAGTGGCACAGACTTCTGCTGCACAAGAGCTTGCCACATACTTAGACAGCGCAGCGGGGTTAAAGGCAATCATGCCCACGCTTAATGATCTAATCGCGCAACAATATGGCATGTCTGCATCTGCAGAGCAAGCTACGTCAATGGCTACAATGCTCGGTAAAGTATTGGATGGTCAGACCGGAGCCCTCAAGCGTTATGGCTTTACGTTTAGTAAGGCCGAGGAAAAGATGCTCAAGTATGGTAGCGAAGCACAACGAGTATCCTTATTGGCCGAGATTGTTGAGGGCTCGATCGGAAAAATGAATGAGGAGTTAGGTAAGACTCCTCAGGGGCAAATGAAGCAGTTGAGATATACTTTCGACTCCATAAAAATGGAAATAGGTCGTGGTATACTCCCGATCCTACAAGCGCTGCTCCCCACCATACGTGCTGTTGCCAATGCTTTTTTGACAGCTGCCCAGTATGCAAGAGCATTCGTAAGCGCGATATTCGGGTCGTCAAAAGCGAGTACTGATGCCACATCAAACCAAGTGGCCGCAGTCGGCGGTCTTAGCGACGCATACGAAGACGCTGGAAAGTCCGCCAAGAAAGCCGCAAGTTCAGTGGCTGGCTTTGATGAGGTTAACACACTCGGAAGTGGTGGGTCTGGCGCAGACAATTCCGCTGGAATGGCAGACTTTGCTCCGTCGCTGGGCGACACTTCTGGATTACTATCCGGTGTCTCCGACTCTATGACTAGCGTTGCAGATAAGGCTAAGGAAATGGCTGAAAGAGTGAAAACTGCATTCGGAGAAATGCGAGACTTTATCGTTAATAACAAGGACATCATCATATCTGCATTAGCTGGCATTGGAACCGCATTTTCCTTGGTGTTTATCGCCAATAACTGGGCTGGTATTATATCTGGAATAAGGACAGCTCTTAGCGGACTAGGGGCTGTGTTTGGTCTGATCCTCTCGCCGATAGGTTTAATTGTTATAGCAATAGCCGCTTTAGTTGCTGCCTTTGTATATTTCTACCGGACGAATGAGGGATTTCGTGGTGTTGTCGATGGAATTCTGCAAAAGATTGGTGATGTAGCTAAATGGCTTTGGACTGATGTTCTTGTCCCGCTAGGCAGATTCCTAGGTGACGTATTCGTAGCGGCATGGAATGCCTTAAAGGTTGCCGCTGAATGGGTTTGGAAAAATGTGCTCGTTCCAATGGGGTCATTTTTAACAACCTTTTATAAAACGGTCATCACTCCACTGGCAGCAATTCTAAAAGACGTTCTAGCTGTTGCCTTCGAGATTGTTTCGAAAATAGCCAAGTCATTTTGGGAGAATGTTCTTGTTCCACTCGGTAAAGCACTCAAGGAAATGTTCGGTCCAGCTGTCGAAGCCATTTCGGCGGTATTGACGTTCCTATGGGAGAAGGTCTTTGTCCCACTCGGAAAATTCTTGAGCGGTACCATGTTGCCAATATGGCAGGACGCAGTGAAGGTTATTGAATACCTTTGGAAAAGCGTTCTTAAACCACTTGCCACTTATCTCGGCGAAGTGTTTCTTGGTGTGTTTGATAATGTTTTCAAAACAATTGGCGGCATTATCAACGGTATAAAAGAAATCTTCATCGGCCTAATGAACTTCATCACTGGTGTATTTACTGGAGACTGGGAAAAAGCGTGGGAAGGCGTCAAGAAGATTTTCAAAGGTGTTTTTGATAGCTTGTGGTCGATCGTTAAATTCCCACTTAATCAGATTATTGATGGAATTAATTCAGTCATCTCAGGGTTGAATAGCCTAAGCATCGATCTACCTGATTGGATGGGAGGGCAGTCTTTTGGCGTTAACATCCCTAAAATACCTCGTCTCGCAAGAGGTGGTATTGTCGACGGAGCCACAAACTTTGGTAATTTCGTTGCCGGTGAAGCCGGGGCTGAAATGGTGGTCCCATTAGAAAACACATCATTCACCGATAAGATTGCGGCAGCGCTGGGAACGGCCGTAATGAATGCTATGCAAATGGGGCAAAGCGACAACAACAAAGGCGACACTGTTATCCAAATTGACGGCGTTACAATCGCCAGAGCGATCCAACAATATACCGCAAAAGAGAACAACCGCATCGGTGGCTCTTTGATCAAGTCGACATAAGGAGGGGTGGCGATGCCTCTATTAAAGGTTAATGGGGTTGATATGCCAAGCCCCTCTGCGATGACGCCCGGAGAAGAAGATATTGGTAAGTGGGAACGGAATGCTAGAGCAACAATGATTGGCGAACATATAGCCACAAAAGCCAAGATTGAGCTTTCATGGGCATACCTTAGTGCAACGCAATTATCAAAATTACTAACGGCCATAAAACCACAATTCTTCAATGTCACTTATATCGATCCCGTCTCTAACGCACTTAGAACGGCAACGTTCTATAAAGGTGGTAGGAGCATGCCGATTATGGATTATCGTAACGGAGTTCCAAGATACAAGGATGTAAAATTCAACATAATCGAAAGGTAGGTGGGCGCATGTATCCAACATCACAAGCATATAAAGATGCGGTTTATGCGCCTGTCCGAACGGTTAGCGCTCGCATCACCTTCGACATTTCAGATGTCACCGCTGCTGATGATGTAACGAGCATCGCAACAACAACTGAGCTCGCTTCTATTAGCCAAAAGGCACAGATAAACAATAACGTCAGGGAAGCGAAGACCAACCTCGCCACACTTGAACAGGACCGTTTCAAGCTGGACGGTTCTTTTTCTTTTGCTGATGATGTAACTCCAGCGAATAACGGCGAGGTTGGTTTTGTTAGCTCCGTACTTTGTAATGCAGCAGGGACGTTCACGGTGCCACAAACCATAACGGTCAATTTCGGTACTAATCACTCAAGCGCAGGCCTCACAGTTACTTTTGACACATCTAACAACGAATACGCTACAGACTTCAACCTGAGCGCCTACAACGCTTCTGGAGGGCTGATCGATAGCGTTAACGTCACGGGTAACACCGAAACAACACGCGCTTTTCTCGGTCAGTTTTTATGGTACAAAAAAATAATATTGACTATAACAAAATGGAGTGTCGGCAATCGACGGGCTCGGGTGCTTGAACTTGATTTTGGTTTTCTTATCACCTACAACGACGATTCGCTTATTTCGTGCAATCTCATCGAAGAGATGGACATGACAAGCGGACAACTCCCTTCGCCAGAGTTTAGATTCACCGTCGATAACTCGGAAAGATTATTTAACATTTTGAATCCAACAGGCTTTTATAAATACCTCCAGCAGCGGCAACAAGTAATCGCAGATTTAGGCGTGGAACTTGAAAACGGTAAGATCGAATATGTACCGCTTGGGAATTACTTACTCTGGGAATGGATGAGCGAAGAAGGATCATTAACCGCCACATTTACAGCTAGAACAAACCTTGACCTCATGGCTAATTTCGATTACGAACAACTTACGCCTATCACTCGTACGCTATACGATCTGGCCGTTATCGTATTCACTAGATGCGGCATCGCCAATTATGCAATTGACATTGCTCTTAAATCAATAACGACTAATTGCATCGCTAAAAAGGTTGACTGCAAAACACTCCTGCAGATGATCGCTATAGCTGGACGGTGCAATATATACGTAACTCGGGAAAACATTATAACGATCAAGCAACTGCCATATAGTTCTCCGGTTGATCGAGTTGATTTCGACAACATCTACAACGAGCCCAAGATTGAGCTAGAACGCATTGTAAAGCAAGTTGATGTTACGTACTGGACAAACCTCGAAACGTCTGTTGTAGCCTCAGTGAGCGCGTCAGGCGTTGACCTTGGCGACACTCTTAAGCTTGAGGAAAACACTTTAATAAATACATCAGCGGTTGCTATAGCGGTCGCTAATTGGATACTTGCTCAGAAACAATACAGAGCGAAATATTCCGTCAACTGGCGCGGTAATCCAGCGCATGAGCTATCCGATGTTATAGCAATAGAGAACACCTATGGTGGCGACATGAGCGCCCGCATAACTAAAACAGAGTTGACATACCAAGGTTACTTGCAAGCCCGCACAGAGGCAAAGGGGGCGGTTAACTAATGGCATTCATTACGCTTAATGATTTGTACGACAAGTGGAAAAGGGTTTCTGATTGGGTCACTGGATCGGATACGACATCTAAGCCAAAGGTGCTAACGGGCAGCATCGTTGAAGATGCTATCTTACAAAATGCAGTAAGCGCAGTGGGAAATGGTACGGCTATTTCTGTTGGTAATTTAAAAACCTTAACTCTCGAAATATACGGAACAAGCACAAGCAGGACGATAGTTTTTGAAGGAGCAAGCACGAGTGGCGCGTGGTATGCCATACAAGGTGTTAAGCTGCAGGATTTAACTACGGGCTCACAAACCGCAAATAAAGATGAGCTTTGGCAATTTGATGTAACGGGATTAGTTTCCTTTCGATCCCGTATATCTGCAATATCAGGCGGGAATGTCACGGTTAAAGGAAAGGCTGTGTCGTAATGGACATACTTACCTACGCTGCAGGGAAGAAGTTTACGGAATCTAAAGTGGCTGAAGTTGTAATTAGCGGTGGTGGAACGCAAGGGCCAAAAGGCGAAAAAGGCGAACCTGGTAGAGATGGCACGATTAGATACATTAACGTCATGGACTACGCAACAGGGAATGGTACGACTGACGACATCACCGCTCTCAACTTAGCTCATTCCGCAGCCCTCAGCGTTGGTAAGCCATTGTATTTTCCGAGAGGAACCTATCGTATACTCTCTGGTTTCACAACAACGGTATCTATATTTGCAGAAGTTGGTGCGGTGCTTAAATGTGATACTAACGGCATGGATTTGGTACTTGTGATCAATGCTTCCAATGTAACTGTCGATGGACTGACATTCGACGGTAACAGCAAGGCGAATCGCGGAATTCGAATTAATCAAAATTGTAAGCATGTAGCAGTGCGTAATAACGAGATCAAATTCATTACGCAGACAGCCGGCGTACAAGGTCAATCAGTTGGGATTTGGGCAAATGGTGGCGCTGATCACCTACTCGTTGAAGGAAACTACGTTCACCATGTTAGCGCGTCATACGGCACAGGTATTTCTCGTGGAATACTTATTAGTAAGTCCACCTCTACCGAACCGGATACTACTGATGTTTTGATCAATGGGAATCGCATAGAAGAAATCACTTCAAACACTGGCGTTCCGGATGTATTTGATTCTGATGGAATTGTTATACAAGACATACATGTAAACACGAACGACACTTACAAAAGTACAAGGGCAAATGTGCGTATCACTAACAATTATATGTACAGGTGTCAAAAACGCGGCATGAAGCTACAATCCCCCGGGTGCTTGGCTACGGGAAATATCATCGATATGGCAAAGGACGTATACTCATTTTCCGGTGTATCAATATTTGCACCAGACATCACGTTCTCCAACAACCAAATATACATCACAAGCGCGGATGCAAATGGAATTGAAATCGTCGCTCCAGTTGGCATGGTAGTTAGCAATATGATTGTATCAAATAACATCATACAAATTGCCGCTGGTAATACGTCAATAGACGGTATAAGGGTGCTCAACAATGTTTCTTCTCTGAGCATAACAAACAATCAGATAACTAACGGCAGATACGCAATCCACTTTAATGTCAATTCTAATGGAATTGTATGCAGTTATAACATCATCAAGCGTCCGAACTATGCTGGAATTATTTTGGACAGGATTACGGCTGACACAGGGGTTTATCCAACAAATGTATCCATTTGCGGGAACATGATTGATGATGGGCAGACAAATGGTGTAGAGATTAAGGGTGGAACAAAGGTCGCAGTTGTAGGTAATGTTGGAACAGTGAAGTGGAGCATGGTGGAAGACACTGGCGTTGTCGGTGTTGTTAAGTTGGGCAACGTGACATAATGCGAGGTGGCATATGAGAGACTACGAGGCACTTTGGAATAACGGAGCAGGGGCAGATTCGACACTTCAATATGATTCGACCACTCAATATAACGATGCCAATGGCGCAGAATCTTTTTGGAACAGTTGGGTCGGATTGTCGCTCGCATGGTACACACCTAAAACGGATTGGACGCCGTTAGACAGCATTAACGCCGAGGACTTTAACGCCATTGAAGCAAATACGAGGACGGTGTTAAGTTTTCTCGAAAGCATCCAATATGCAATGCCTGCGATGACAACGGTAACGAACCGCACACAGTTGAGCGTGGACTTCTTAAGGGATATAAATCGCATCGAACAGAACTTACAATCCATCCACACAAACTTTGTTAATCCAGAGGGTTACCTCGGATCTAAAACGTGGGTTAGCAAAAAAGGCTTCACAGATGCGGACGCGTCGAGACTCGAAAAAAACATCAAGCAACTATTTGAATATGGACAGCTTGTCGTTGATAGTTTTCGTTATTGTGGCACTTTCTATTGCGGCGAAGGATGGGGGAGGTTATAAGTGGCATACACAAAAACGAATTGGCTTGATCGGATCGTTCAGTTTGCTAACCGTTACACAAAGAGCGGCGAAACGTCAACAGAAGTTACGCTTGTTCAGTCTCCTGGTACAGTTACGCAAGCAGGGACGGCGGTTAATGCAGCAGCCCTTAATAAGATGGAAAAGGGCATAGAGGATGCTCATATAACAGCCGATGCGGCTTTGCCTAAAGCTGGCGGCATTATGTCAGGGAGTATCATAAATACAAACGACCAACCGTTGAAGGTTAAGGTTGCGGGGAGAAGAAGTGTTCTTACCCACGTTAGCGCAGCAGGGGACTTTTATATATGCCCTTCGAACTCAATAGATGCGGAAGACTGGGACTTTGTTAAGGGGTTAAGAATAAACCTCGTAGCTGGTGATGCCTATATACTAGGGTCTAAGGTCTGGACGAGAGCTGATTTGAGAGACAACGGAGGAGTCTTAGAAATTTTTACGTCAGGAGCGTGGAAGCCTGTGGGCGGTATTAAACGGATTCTGAGAGGAACTACAGCTGTTACAAATAACGCTTCAGGAAACACTACAATAACTGTAGATGTGCCTATATCAGCAGTTGATGTGAACAAGTCTGAGGAGAGACTCAGAGGCTCATATTCTCATGCCGGATCGTCAGGCACCAGCCACTTGGTGAGCGTAGAGCTAACGTCTAGCACAAACTTACGAATTAGTTGGCAGACAGGTAGTTGGAGCGCCACGATACAAGTTCCTTGGGAAGTCGTAGAGTCTTATTGATAATGGAGGTTGTACCTATGCGCAACTACGCACAAATTAACGAATTAAATATTTGTATTGGCGTATCCTCTCTCGCAGGTATTGTGAAACTACCTAATATGATTGAGATTGATGAATGCGATACGGATTATCTATGGCGAAAATACGAAAATGGCATATGGTCAGCAGAAAAGTTTGAACCTACTCCCCCTCCACCACCGCCTACACCGGAACAGATTCGACTCAATCAACTGGAATCAGAAAATGCATTCATTGCATTAGAACTCGTGGATACACAAATTAGATTAGACCAAACAGAGCAGACCCAAGCGGATCTGCTTCTTTTATTGGTCGAGAAAGGTGTGGTGTAGGTGAATTGGTTTGTATTAGTTAAGCGGTATTACGACGATGGGCGGTACACAAAAGCAGATGTCGCTGTATTTGTAGTGGCTGGGAAAATTACCGAGCAGCAATATGCAGAAATAACGGGTCAAGTTTACGAAGCTTCCGCTTAATGAGTGGGGCTTTATTTATTTGAGGGAGGCGATTATATTGGCGCTTAAGATTAGTAAAAACGTAGGCTTGACGGATATCGTATCGGACGCAAATCCAATTACTACGGAACATCCGATCAGTGGATCAGCGGTCGAATTGCGCGTGTGGCTCTTTAACGATAACGCAGCTAAGACGTATAAGTCGGTCACCGTTAAGCCGACGGACGTAGTAGCAACGGATGAGTCCAATTGGATACAATTGGCTCCGGACAACGCAGGGTCGGCGGGTACTTATCTAGCGGGAGGCGCATCGCTGACAATGGCGGACATCTCTGACAGCAACGTCGCTAAGCCGTTTTGGGCTAAAGTAACTACTCCGGTTGTTGCGGACTCTCAGAATAAATCAGATATTAAGCTCACGGTAAGCGGTAAAGAGTATGCGGTATAGCATCCGTGGAGCGATCAGGACATCGGATGGAGCACCAATTGTTGCCGACATCAACCGATTTACCTTATGGCGCTTAGTGACTGCCAACGACACGGATTACGAGGATTATCCGTCATTTACTTTTGAAGCGTGGGTTAGAACGGCGAGTGATAAGGATGCGCTATTTACGCTACTCAAAGCGCATGTAGATGAGCATACGGGTGCTGTGGATTGGCATGAATGTACGCATGATGAACCCGGGCCACAGCCTTGCATGATCGTAGAAGAGTATAGAGTGGGGTGATACAGTGGCGTATTACCTTAAAATGGACGGTGTGGATGATCGTCTAAACCTTCCGTCCATGACATTCACCGAGATAGTTATGGATTTTAAGTGTACTCGAAAACGAGGGTTTGACCGTTACTGGTCGTTACCATTTAGTGCAGAATATTTTCAAATAGCGAGCGGTGACAAAAATGATCAATGGTCAGCTGGTGTGTCTGCGCTCTATCTTAACGGAATCGCCCAAACAAACTTAACTCCATTTATCACATTGGATACACGGGTTACTGTTAGATCAGTGTTTAGTGCCGCTAAAACAAGCTTGATATACATCTACAGCAATAACACTAGTAGCGCTATGCAGGGAGTCTTATACGGCATCAAGATCTATAACGGCGCAACACTTGTAGCTAGCTACGATATGACGCTAGGCAACGTCCAAGATCAATCTGGTAATGGCCGTCATGCAACGCTTATCGGTGGCACATGGATAGAGGATGGTCCTAGCGGTGTAGATGTGTCTTACGCCTACTCGACTAAGCAGTCTCTATACGCTAACCGGACAGCGGCGCTAGCTACTGCCCAACGTTCATATGCGGTTAAAGAGAGTGTAGCGCCTACGTCACAACGGCTATACGTTAATCTATCGCATCAGTCACCGTTGCTAGAGCGCATCTACAGCGACCGTACAGCAAGCCTAGCGACACTGCAGCGATTATATGCGGGTGGACAGATGGACGCGCCGACGGTACAGCGTATCAGCATAGACCGATCGTACAGCTATCCGATGCTCCAGGTAATAACGGACAGCGAAGGCAAGGACGTTAGCTACTATTACGCCTTACGCCAAGTGATTAGCGCGGAGAGGCAAACGGACGCACCGACGATGCAACAACTATATGCAATGCAGACCGCAAGTGTGGCTATGCGCCAGATCATATACGCAAATCAATCGATTCCGTTTGCTACCAAGCAGCGGTTTTTTGTTGATCGTGCCTACGTTTATTCAATGCTTATCCGCATAGGTGATCTTCCAGACGATCCAGAGATCATCAGACACGTAACGTTGCGTGGAGATCGTCAATTGGTTGTGAGATTAAGAGGCGCTCGGAGGCTGTCTGTACGCCTCGTATGCGCTCGACAACTGATCATTAGACTAAATGGAGGGGTGGATGTGACTGCTCGCAATCAAAGCTTTAGAATGGTCTCTGGTGACACAACGGAAATAGAGATTATAAATCCAACAGACCTCACAGGGGCAACGGTTAAATGGCTCCTGCATAAATCGGGCAATCAGTATATCAGCAAGAGTACGCCTGCCATAACAGTAACCTCAGGTGAAGAAGAGAGCATTATCAAGATCAAGCTAGATCCTGCGGATACTGAAAATCTGAAAGGTGTTTACTATCACGAGGCTGAGGTGACGGATTCGTTTGGGAACATATCAACGGTTACTATGGGCAGCGTGACAATAGAGAAGGGATATATCAATTGATGGGTGGTGAGGCGATTGGAGATTGCTGTAATTGTATCAGTGTTATCGGTGTTGGCAGCAATAAGCGGGATTGTGTTGGGATGGTCAGGTCGCTCCCGCACGATTCGTCAGGATACGGCGACGGAGGTACGCCAGAACGCCACGTTACAAGCTGACATGGAATACATCAAGCGTGGGGTGGACGATGTACGGTTAGAACAAAGGGCTCAAGGGCAAAGGTTTGACGCTCTTGCTGAGCGCGTTACAAGGGTCGAGGAATCTACCAAACAAGCTCATCACCGGATAAACCGGCTTGATGGAATGAAGGAGGACTTAAATTAATGGAACATTTACAACCGTATATTGATAACATCGTGGGGGCTCTTGTGAGCCTCCTTGTTGCGTTTGTCCTTGGTGTCGTTGCAATGTTGCGGGTTAAGGTTACAGCGTGGCTAGAGACTCGTACAAGCGCCCAACAACGCGAGATATTACATCGCTTGGCGCAAGAGGGTATGGCGCTTGCTGAAAATGTATACCAAGGATCCGGAGGTCCGGGAAAGTTTAATGAAGCATTTATGTTTGTGCAGAGTCGAGCTGATAAGTATGGCATTAAGTTGAGCCGTGCCGACATTGCAGCCGCCATTGAAAAGGCTGTGTTAGATTACAATGCCAAGGTAAAAGGTGGCGATGCGGGGTGATTAAACATACTCGCGGTCGTGTCAAATCCAAAAAGTTCGAAGAGGGAAAGTTAGATTACAACTCTTTTCCTAAGGCCGATGGTTGGACAGACTTCAGGGTCTTGGATATACCGCCTACTGCAGTAATCCGGACGGAGTTGGAAGTAGCCAAAGGCAAATCAGAGTCGTCGATCCTTGCCGATCTAGTCGCTAAATATGGCGGTAACTGGGTCGTTATTAACGCCCCTTATTTCAATTCAACTACGGGCGCTTTACTCGGCAAAACCTTTCAAAACGGAAAGGTTATATTTCCGGATGTGGTCGGCAAGACGGAGCAACGACCTCATCTTTATCGCAAAAATGGACGCTTTGGGATTGGTCGATTGAATGATCCTGCAGGCGTTGATTGGGCTGTTGTAGGCGTTCCAACGTTGTCGACTGGAGGTAAGGCTATAAACCCACCGAGAGCCGAGGAAAAGACTCCATCGGATGTACCCGGAGTTAACCCGCGCATGATCACTGGTATTAAAGCAGATGGCACTTTTGGAATTATCGTAGTTGATGGTAGGGGAGCGAAAGATCGCGGTCTTACTACAGAAGAATCCGGCATTATGGCAGTTAGTCTCGGGTACCCCGAATCAGTCAACTTGGACGGTGGTGGATCCGCAACGATCGCAACAAATAATCGGCAACTACTTGATGCGCTGGAGATCGACAAGAATGTTAAAAAGCGCAATTATCACGTAGCTGACATTGGACAAAATCATGTGCAACGGATTATCCATCATGCTGTTGCTATCCAGTTCGATCCCAACGTCTTATTCCAGAAGCCAAAAACCTTGTTCGGCATTGACTGCGCTACGCCGCTGACAGGGGCTACAGCAAAGTCAGTAGCAGCCGAAGGTGCTAAGTTTGCTGTGCGCTATCTCGTGCCAGCCGGATACGCTTGGAAGCGTCTGACGCGGTCTGAGGTTGATGTTATTCATGGCGCGGGACTAATGATTGCATCCGTATATCAGAAGACTACGGACCGTGTGACTGGTGGTAAAGGTGCCGGACAAGTGGATGGGCGAGAGGCATTAGCCGAGGCAAAACTAGTCAGCCAGCCGACGGGTAGCGTAATCTTTTTCGCGGTGGATTACGATGCACAACCAAAGGATTACGATGCTATTGAGGCATACCTTCGGGCAGCTCAAGCAGAGATACCAGGATATCACGTGGGTGTATATGGTCACTACGGAGTGATCGAGGAAATGGCAAAGCGTGGAGCATGCAAATACTTTTGGCAGACATATGCTTGGAGCGGTGGGAAGAAGAGCGATAAAGCCAACTTATATCAATATAAGAACGATACAAAACTCGGCGGTGCGAGCGTTGATCTGAACGATGCGTACACGGAAGAAATATTCTGGAGTGGGAAGAAGGAGGAAGCAACCGTGGATAAGCCTGTTACCAGTGATGTAACAGCAATTGTCTTTGGCAAGAAGATCGAAGGGGCGAGAGTCATTGATGGGGTTACATTGCTACCGCTTCGTGCTGTCGGGGAAGCTATTGGAGCAAAGGTTGGATGGGATCAAGCAACTAAGACAGCGACTCTAACAAAGTAATCATTCGCCCGGGGGCTTCGGCTCTCGGGCTTTTTGCGTTTTAAAAGAAAAACCGCCTAACCTTGTGGTCGGGCGGTGGATGGCGATTATTTAAGTATTATTTCGGTTTCCTTGTCTTCAGCTATTCTCTTGAATTTTTCATCAACTACATACTTCAAGAGTAATCTAATGCTGGATATATCCTCTAGATCACTGTCTTTAACCTCGAATGCAATCTGTCCCTTTTTAATAACCTTTCCGTTAAAATCTGATGATATCCGGCTGTCACTCATTAATGAGTCTTCGATCTGTTCCTTAGTATTTAATACCAGCTGTGATTGATCGACGTACCATGTCATTTTATCGGCCGAAGTGTTCTCCACTGTGGCTTCAAGTATAATCGCTTTGTGAGATGCCGATTCGAAGGAATATTGTTTATAAGCTGGATCGAGTGAAATCTTAGAGATCTTCATGATCATTGGGCCACTATTGACTGTTATATCAACGCTGTAAGATTTTATCTTGGATGCTGGAGTGTTTGGTATCTCTGGATTTCCAGTTACCGTGACGGTGTTGGTCGATGCATCATAGTTAACTTTTGCCCCGAGCATATCGGCGGCAGCTCTGAGAGGGACGTAAGTAACGCCTTTAATGACTACAGGGTCGACTGAAGCGGTTTTGCCATTAACGATCAGCGTCATCTTGGTGGCAGCATAAGCGCCGACTGAAGCGGATGCGAGCATCACAACAACAATTAACAATGATAATAATAATTTCTTTTTCATTTCATTTACCCTCGTTTTTCGTCCCCATCGGCTGGGGTATTTGCTATTGGGACTGTTTGAAAATATTGTACGTTACAAGCTCTTATTTGCCAAGCATCTTGAAGCGACCCCCAATTATAAAGAGGGTCGCCACAAGGCTGGTTAACGGTGGGAAGAGGGCATTTCGATAATTCCGGTGAGGTTTGCATAGTACGCCTTTCCAAACATTACGCGACGGAAAGAATCGGTTTGTGGCTGTTTATCAGCAGCAAGGACTAAGACGGTCAACCCATCCTCTGCCTGCTCCACAACAACACCCTCGTAATGGTTCGCATATGTGCGATCGTAGTACGACACGACTGAACCTTCTCGGACTTCCGTAACGTCCACTTTCCCATAGAACCCGTCAACTACTTTTCTTTCTCCGATGATCATTAATAATCATCCTCCAAGTTGAATTTGCGGCTTCCCGCTAACCTCCCGTATTGGAAGGTTTTCGGACCGTAGCCATCGGCCCCAAGGTGTCATGCACTCATCAGGCGGGTTTTACTTGAACTCTCTGCATACGATCAGCTCACGATTACTTACTTCGAATCCGTTTTTGACGATTTCCGGTTGTTGGCTTGTTATAACTAGAAATTGAGGGAGGATAGGATTTGTCGACCATTTCTGAAATATTGCAGAGTGGAAATGATCCCGATTGAAAAAAAGATTGTAGGCATTCCATTTCAACGCCCATCGTTTTTGAGTGAGCCTAGTTCTCTGGAATTCGCAAGCATAAACCTTCTTCTGGTATACAAAAATACAGTCAGGAGCCCAAGTGTACTCATTCCCAAGATGTTCAAATCGTTCAATGGGCTCGTATAGCCAATACTTTGGCTTAATCTGAAAATACAGATTTGCCAAGGAAAGAGAGTGGGTTATTTCATTCGGAAATCTCATCGTTGTACACTGTTGCACCTGACGTCCCTTTTTGGTTAGAGACCATACTTTCTCTTGGCCGTGCCATCTCCACTGTACTAAACGATTCTCTTCGAGTTCCCTTAACAGGCTGGATGATTTCTTTTTGGGACTGAGGGAATTGTTCAGTGTTGAGAGTTGCGCTATTGTCGCTATTGGCACTTGTGTAAGAGCCTTCAAGATAAGCTCTTTTTGGTTCGGCGCGGTGAGAACTTCCATGCTGCAATACCTCCACTTTCGGTGTGAGCAGTTTGGCCCAAGCAGAATCATTACCTACATACGGAACTTGTAAATGGTAATCGCGCTCGAAAGCGTAGATACATCTTCCAGGTGTGGTAGGACTGATTCGTTCGGCCCCTTCCTTGCCAAGGATCATTTTAGAGTTTTCTTTGTCTCGGCATCTGAAAGCAATCATGGCTTCAACGTTAGCTCGGAACTGCAGATTTATGACATCCATACTGGGTCTTTGCGTGCAGTAGATCATGGACATTTTCGGTTCTCTGGCCTGCTGACCGAACAGCGAAATTGCGTGATCGCATTCCTCAGCGAGCTTTTTAGATTTACCGTTATTCTGTCTGGGAGCGAGTGAAGCAGCTTCGTCTATGACAACGACAATTGGTCTGAATGTTTTAATGATTTCGCGGGAACGCATACGGATGATCTTTTCTTTACGAGCCATTAATTCATAAATGGAGTCTACGAGCATATCACAGGATTCACCTAAGGACTTAGCAACGGACACATTCGGAAGTCTCTCGAACTCTAGGAATGAGAATCCTTTGAGGTCGCAGATTCTAACGTCGTACCCTTGAAGTGATAACTGCCAAATCCAGAAACGAACAGCGTCAGTCTTACCGGATCCTGAAGCACCACCAACAAGCATGTGTGTATTTAAGGGGTGGTATAGAGGGTTCATTAAGCGGTCATAGCCGATCAATAAACCTTTAGAGTGAATGTCCTTCTCCCTGACCGCAAGTTCGAGAGGGAAGTCTTTCTTAATTACTCTCAGCACAACCGCCCCACCCCGGTCTATAACCTCTACAGGAGCCCCTACAGCGGCTACGAGGGTATCTGCCTTGCTTTGGACATCAAATGCACTGTATCCAAGGGGGAGTCGGAAAGCATGTTCAGACCCACATTCAATGTTTCGGGATTGAATTAGCTTGAATCCATTGCTTTTACGCGACTTAACATCAGACTCGGCAAGGCGATTTAACGCCAAATACAATACATCTTCAGCACGCATATAAAACCTCCTAAGGAATCGACAAAAAGGAACCTTGTACTTCCCTAGAGTGACGCTGAGAACAAGCTATGACGAAGTCACCCTAGACATTCGTGGGTTGTCTAATATACCTGCCCAGTCGTAATCATTCGCATTAATGCTGGAGCGAACTTATGGAAAAACCAGCTACCCCATACGAAACCACCGTCGATCCACCATGTCATTAAAAATGCACCAAACAACAAAACATCAATAGTTAGAATAAAGTCCGAAACAGTGTTGAATGCGGATCGTAATGTTTCCTGCTTAACTGCATCGATGACTTCGCCTTGAACCGGTGTGTAAGAATCGAAGTCGAACCCATTTATTTTCACCTTTGCAATCCCGGTCATTTCTTACCGCCTCCAAACATTTGTGACTGACATGACGAACATATCTGCACCGTTGATTGTGGTTTTCCGCATTTCGTACAGCAAGCTTGTGGTTTCACTTCGATCATTGATCCTCGCCTCCAACAACAAACTTCAAAACTGGTTTTTCAGGTGCAGGCGATGGGGGAGCTTCCTCGCTAGGCCGGCTGCGTTTTTGTTTTTGCTGAGGAACATCTGGAGTAATACGACGCTTCATTTCAGTTGCAAACATTTCGATATTAGCGATTACGTCCAGTGATCCCTCGCTCAACTCTTCTCCAATTCCTTCAAGCGATTCGTGAGTCAGCGTCACAAGTGTCGGGACGGAAAGCTCTTGAACCATTTTCTTCAAAACAGTTTTACTGAACATTTAATCATCCTCCTAAGCGGTTTGTGGTAAATGATATTAGGTGCCGATTGTCCGTTATTACAAGTTTCGTTTACAAACTCGTATAAATTTCAGTAGAGTTGTCCACGATAGGAACAAAAAGGAGAGTGTATCCTAATGTTCCCTTCGTGGATGAAAGAGCGATCTAGGTTAGGTAAATGGATTGATCGCAAGGAGATAACGCAGGAGTGGTTAGTGAAAATAACAGGCTTAAGTAGGAACGCCATATCAGACCTTTGTGACGGTACTGTCAATAACCCACGATCCGCAACACGCGCAAAAATAATAAAAGCGCTACGTCAGGTAGACCCCAACGTCAGCGCTTCGGATTTGTGGTGAAAAATGTTTTAGGTGCATTCGTAGATCAAAGTTCCATATTTTACTTGCTGATTAGTAGGCTGATAAGCCATATGATTGACTGACATCACGATTCAGAGAGGTATGCATATGAGGATGATTGGCATAAAGTCCGAAGGAAGAGTAGGTGACGAATCAGATATAGTTGAATTCAGGTTGTCGGAAGTAAACTATATATCAGTTAGAAGAGCAACGAAAAACAAACTTCAACTTCCTTTATTCCATACTACAAGCGGAGACTATTTTCCCCTTCGAACAATAAAAGAGGTTGCACAAGCGTACTTAATTTTCGGTTTTGTTCAAGCGGATCGATCATCAATTGTTAATACAAGACGAATAAAACATATGAATCAAGAACGCGGTAACTCGTTTATTGAGTTTGTTGACGGAACGATAATTTCAATTCCTTACAAATCCAAATAAGACTTTTTACCTATGATCCAAACATTTCGGTGGGGGTGAATAGTTCGCGAGTATCTACATAAATCGACAGCATTTTCCATTGCTAGGATTTACAATGTACTTGATTGAGTAAACCCCAAGGTAGACATTTTACTCAGAGAGGAGAGTAGATAAATCCTACTCACGCTTACGTCGTTTAATCGGCTTATGATGTAATACGTAAAGATCGGTTACACGACATTCCAGTAATTGCGCTGCATTAATGGCTAATTCGAGGCTCATCTTTTTCCTGCCAGATATGATTGCTCCAACGAATTGCTTAGAAACACCAAGCCTGTCAGCCAATTCTGTTTGAGTCATGTTCACCTTTTCAAGCCGATCTCGCAATAAGCATTCCCCGAGTCGGAATGCCATTTGGGACTCCTTTCACTGTCGATTGATGTCGGAAAATTTTTCTTTCTGTGTTCGCGTTCTGTTCCCATTTTTGTGCTATAATCAGAACACCATTACAACCAGAACAGTCACCGTCAATATACAACAAGGAGCTGACTGGAAATAGAAAATAATGCTCATGACATCGTTGACGTGAACAGTACCCTGCAGAACGATCGAATAACCGATTTCCGAAATGAAGTGCTGGAATTATTCTCCTCTTACTCTCTTGATGAGATCAAGCGCGTCCTTGAAAGTATCCATGGTCTTGGGGTCACTTAGATCTATTTGATACTTGTTTGCAAGTTGCTTCAACTCACCTAATAATTTTTCGTCACCTGATAACTCCGTTTGCCCACGAGGCGCGGAGTTATATTCATTTCCACTCTCTTGCACGGAAAATACATTCGTGCCTTCCGTTAATTGAGTAACCTCTACATCCAGGGCGACCGCTATATCTTTAAGACGATCCATATTAATCCTTATTTCCCCGTTTTCATACCGCTGTATTGTCTTTTTCGTCAATCCGACTTTCTCGGCAAGCACTTGTAAACTATAATTTCGCAGATCGCGATATTTTTTTATGTTTTTTCCTGTTGTGATATAAAAATATTTTTTTTCGCCCACACCAGTCATTTGAAATTCTCCTTCATTAATGGCTTCGATATAGTATAACCACAAAAAGACACATTACACAACAATTTTATTATAACGTGTCTTTTTAGGGTTGACGTTGGATAATAATGGTGCTAGTCTGAACGTGTCTCCAAAAGACACACTAAGACGAACGGTGGTGAGGGAATGAAAATAACAGTAAAGGCAGCAAGAGTTAATGCTGGAAAGCAATCGAAGGAAGTGGCAAAAGAGTTGAAATTGTCTGTTGGAGGATACTCCAAGAAAGAAAATGGACATGCTCGATTTTACGCAGATGAGATCGCAAAACTTAGCCATTTGTTTCAAGTTCCGTTTGAAAATTTTTTTGAGGCGGGGTGTCTTAATACGACACAAATTCAGAATGATGCTCCGCTGAATGAATCATCGACAGTTACTATTGAAACCGAATAGCCATTTTCAATGGACAAGCCTTCGTCGTTGAACCCATTCAAAAGGAGTGGACAAGCTAATATGGTCTGGCTTCATGTGCTTTCAATCTTAATCGGTATCTGGGTGACTTCAATTGTTTGGTTCTTTGTAACATGGATAGAGTTTTCGTTAGAAGAAAGACGAAAGGAGAAAGAGCAATGAGCCAATTCGCCCAACTCCTAGCCGATGCTGGCATGTCATCCGGTCCAGTGTACGCAACTGGCATACTCAAAGGTCACGAAGCCGCTCGCATGGTAGCCGATTGCAAAGCACAGCACACTATCCGTCCAATGACGGAACGCATTGAACTAGAGGCTGAGAAGGGAATGACCTTACATGGATAACCCTCTAATCGATCAACGCCATTTTCAAAAGGAGCCTTGGAAACGTGAATTGATGTGGGTTCAGCGTAACGCCCTCGGCATCATTGTTGGGATCGAGGAGAAAATGCCGGAATCGGAAAACATCAGCCTTGATCTACCTAATAGTGATGTCAAAGGGCAGAAGGAAGAAGGTGGGATCAAATGAAGTCTGACGGAGAACGCCACTTCGAACTGATGGGCTACTGGCTCAACACTTGCGATGCTGACCTTCGCTTAGTTGTTGAGAAAGAGATGGCCATCATCGAAGAGCGGCATCCGGTATTGAGGCAATTGCAATAATTAACTTATACGGAGGTGAATAAATTGTCTGCCACCATCCAATTAGAAGAACACCTACCTTTAGTACACCACGTCGCAAAGCGTTTCTGGGGCGTTGCCAAGCGAATCGGTGAAGACTACGACGATCTCGTGGGGGCTGGAAATGTCGGATTGGTAGCTGCTAGAAATCGTTATGACCAATCGCTAGGAATTAACTTCTCCACCTACGCAGTCCCATTAATATATGGCTCCATTCAGAAACACCTAAGAGACTGCAGCTACCGAGTTAAAATCGCTAGACACCCCAAGATGTACGCCAACAAAATTAAGCGCATGGGAGTTGAAGATGAAAGCGATCAACAGATTGCAAATCGATTCGGCATTAGCTTAGAAGTAGCCAAACGCGCAAAGTGTGCCGTAAACGCTGCTGCAGTTTTGTCAATTGATGTTTCCCTTACTGCTGACGCGGAAACTGATACGGTCAAAGACTCATTGCCATCCCACGCTGATTATTCCGGCATCTTCGTGAATGATTTCATCTCAACTCTTCCAGAACTTGAACGCAAGGTTTTAGAACTTAGAATGCGCGGGATGACACAAGTCAATATCGGCTTGGCAACCGGAGTAAAACAAATGCATGTATCTCGACTCTTATCGCGGATCGGCAAAAAGTTCAACCTCTATCTGCGAGGGTAGGGAATCAAAAACCTGAAAGGGGTAAGCCAATGTCTGATCTACTGAAAAAGAAACTTGAGATCGCGAAGCAAGCTGGGAAACTGGATGCCGAGATCGTATCTCTGAACAACATGATTGAGTTTTTGAAAATGAAGCGTCACTACGTAACCAATGGATCGTCAGGGGATTTATCCGTTAAGTTTCAAAGAGGCGGTAACGCGGAATATGTAATTGATTCTTATTATTGGGATCCGAAAGGCACAGGTTTGCACGATGCTCTTATCGGGTATCTTCATTCCCAACTCGATAAGCGCATGAAGGATCTTGATGATTTAATCAAGGTCATGCAGTAGGAGGCGGCTATATGTTCATAAAACTTCCAGGCATTGAAATTCAAATAACCCTGTTAACCAGAAAGGAAAAGGTGCGCCGTATCATGGCGAAAGAAAGTAAGATTGCCGCAATCAAGTGGTTGCGATCCGTTACTGGTTGGGGTCTCAACAAAGCATACTTGTATGTCAAAGATTTAGAGGGCGATGGTAACAATCTCAAAAACCCTTAACAACCCTATTTATCGCTGTTTTATCGTCGGCGTATTTTTTTTCGCCAAATTTCCATAAAAATGACCATTTTGGAGGCCAAATCAATGATTTACGTCATGAGCAAGCGGTTGTATCGGAACTACATTAACGGAAGTCAAACCCAAGCACCAATGGAGCATGACGAGTTGATCGTGTATCTGAATCGTTCACTCGGGCTTCGTGGTACCGTCGTAGAAATTCAAATTAACTAACAAACGGAGGTTTTAATCAATGAAATTATTCAATCGTGATCCCAAGAAAGTTGAAGCATTAACCATCGCTAAGCAATCAGCCGCAGCTTACGACTATGCAGCTCGCAAGGGTGGTAATTCAGTTACTGGGCGTGGAAAGAAGAAAGCTATCCGAACTGAGCCGCGCCAGAAGAAAGCACCTTACGAACCCGGTAAGATCGGACTATCCGCTGTATCGGAAGCAATCAAGGAAAATCACGGCATCATCCTGAATCGTCGCATGCGGAAAGAAACAGCACGACTATTCGGCTCACCGTTCAAAAAGGTGTATAGCGGTGAAGGCCCTAAGCGGAATCACTCCTACGGACGGAGGGCGAACAAATATGGCTAACAAATACCGCGTCAAGCTATCCGACCCCGGGAACATGCTCATAGAAGGAAAGGTGGTCACCCCTTACTACGAGGATGACAAGGAGACCATCGTCCCTAGTGCTAAGACGGATCACCATATTAAGAAAGATGGCGAGTATTTTGCAAAGCACCTTGAACCGATCGGAGGCGCCAAATGAAAGCGAAGAGGCTGGTAAGTACCAAGGATCTCTCGCATGATGAGTGGCTCGCTTGGAGGCGCAAGGGGATTGGCGGTTCGGACGCTGCCGCCTTATGTGGAATGAGCCGCTATAAATCTGCCATGAACGTTTACCTAGACAAGCTAGGAGAACTTCCGCCGCTTGAAGATAACGCGAAGATGGCAGCTGGACGACGACACGAACCGATTATCGCAGATTGGTTTGCGGAAGATACGAATTTGAAGGTTCAACGGCGCAACTGGATATATCAGCACCCAGAGCACGAATTCATGCTAGCTAACATCGACCGATGGATCCCAAATCTAAATGCGGGATTGGAATGTAAGAACACCTCAGAGTATTGCAAAGACGATTGGGCTGGAACACAATGCCCGCCAGAATACGTTTTGCAATGTAACCATTACATGGCCGTTACTGGTGCGGATCGTTGGTACATCGCAGTAATGATAGGCGGATGGGATTATCAATGGCGTGTCATCGAACGTGATGAGGATCTTATCTCCAATCTCATTACTATAGAAAAGGAATTCTGGAACGATAAAGTACTTCCCAAAATACCACCCGCTTACTCGCATCAAGATACTGATTATCTTAAAAGCACTTATCCGCAATCTAACGCTTCATATGATGTGGAACTACCGCCTAAAGCTCATCCAATCATTCAATCTTTGCGGGAGGCTCGCAAGGTAAAGACTGCAGCGGAGTGGCAAGAGGAAGCGGCAAAGAATCAAATCAAAGGGATGATGGGTGAGGCCGAACGTGCTTTCTGGCAAGGAGAGCCCGCATTTTCTTGGAAGACGAATTCAAAATCGAGACCATTTAGAGTCCTTGGAGGCGAAGAATAATGGCAGCAAATAAAAACGTAGATCAGTCCGGTATCTCTACCGCATTAGCTACAAAAGCAAATAGCCAAGTCGGGCAAGCAGCGGAAAAACCCAAGACTGTATTCGACCTTATTAAATCCATGGAGAAAGAATTCAAACGCGCTCTTCCTGATCATGTTGGCGTGGAGAGGTTTGTACGGATAGCAATTACTGTTGTTCGTACTAATCCAAAGCTTATGCAATGCGATGGGATGAGTATTGTAGCTGCATTGATGCAGTCGGCACAACTCGGGCTGGAGCCTAATACACCACTTAAGGAAGCTCATTTAATCCCCTACAAAAATAAACGTGTCGTCAATGGTCAAGTTACATGGGTGGATGAGGCACAGTTCCAGCCAGGATATCGAGGCATTGCAAAGCTGGTTTGGAATTCTGGATTAGTGTCCGAACTTGAATTCGATAGCATTTGCGAAAATGACGAGGTTGTTTACGAGAAAGGCAATAACGGAACGTTTAAGCATACTCCCAACTTTAGAGGGGATCGCGGAGAACCATACGCTTACTATGCATATGCGGTGATGAAGGGCGGCGGATTTGTCTGTACGGTAATGAGCAAAGATGCAGTAATGAAACACGCATTACAACACTCCAAATCGCAGAAAAATGGCGAACTGTACGGTCCGTGGAAAGATGACTTTGATTCTATGGCGCTTAAAACAGTTCTGATTGCCCTCTGCGATAAGAAGCTTCCTAAAAGCACAACGCAAGAAGCAGTTAAGCTGCAACGGGCAATATCGTCAGATGGAACGATTAAGCGAGAAGTTGCAGATGACATGTCCGAAGTTATAGACGTTACTGATCAGTCCGTAATTCTGGGTGATGACTCTGATACTGATGAAGTATTAAAAGCCATCGAACAGCATGAACAACAGAATTAACCTTGCTGTGGAGCCGGTACGCGCGGTTCCGAAGAAGGTCAACCATAACCGAAATAAGCCCAAACTCAAGGATCGCGGTCGAATCCGTCCAGAAGTTTATAAGGATGCTTACGACAGATCAGGCGGTCGTTGTCGGCGTTGTAAGTGGAAGGACGGAAGCTTTGATAGTACCGGAATGAGGTGGCGATTAGAAGCTGCTCACCTCATCCGGAGGCGCCACTTAGATGAAACAACAGCGGACGATATCGCAATGCTGTGCGGCCCGCAGCAGAACAAAGGCACCTGTCATTGGTGGGTTGATCATACCCGTGAAGGTCGGGAATGGGCTGAGAATTTGCGGAATGAACTTACAGAGTGAGGTGATCATTTTTGAACAGGGAGATTAAGTTTCGGGCGTGGGACACGGATAATCAATGTTTCTTCGTACCAACATATGAGGCACATCTAGGCAACCTGAAGGATATCAGCATTACTCTGCAAGGCGACATTCTACGGAGAACTTTAGAAATGTCCGCAGAACATGTTCCAGCTAATAAAATCTATATCTTGCAGCAATACACCGGACTAAAAGACCGAAACGGCAAGGAGATATACGAGGGGGATTTGCTCGGTGCGGATTGGTTAACACACCCCGTTGCGGTTAAGTGGCACGAATTGGGTCATTGGGTTGTCGATGGACGAGGATGGGACGAACACCTTTGCACCTACAAAGATATAGAAGTCATCGGCAACATTTACAAGAATCCGGAGGTGACCTAATTGTTTTTAGATGATATATGCGTCTTCGACTTTGAGACAAGCGGCCTAGATCACAAAAACGATAGAGTCATAGAGATGGCCGCTATAAGGGTCAGATACGGCGAAGTCGTGAGCGAGTTCAGCACTATTGTAAAACAGGATATCGAGATCACATCCGAGATTACGAGGATTACGGGGATTACACAGGACCAAGTTGAAAAAGGATTGAACGAGGATACCGCCTTCAAGATCCTACGCATCATAATGGGTAACGCTTTGCTAGTCGCTCACAACGCCGCATTTGATCTGCAGTTCCTTCATTGGTCAATGATGAGGGTGGCGGGAAAGACCTTCAATAATCCATTTATCGATACGATGACCATCAGCCGTGATAGAACGACCTATCCTCACAAGCTCATTGATATGTGCGAGAAGTATGGCGTAGAGCTCAGCGGGGCTCACAGGGCGCTGAATGACGTACACGGTGCGCATGATCTACTAAAGGCGCTACATGCTGAGCAACCGGTTGATGAGTGGGTTAATCGGTTAGGATATCTCAGCAAGTATCCAGCTCCTGAGTGGGTACCGGAATATGCAACGGTATTTCCAACAGCCAATAAATATGAAAGGAGAGTTGCAAATTGATAACAACAAGGCTTTCGAAAGAAAAGATTAAAGAAATCGAAAAGCAAGCTAATCTAGCATATGGAATCAACTACATCGACGCGGTCAATGTGCTTATCGGTCACATCGAAACGCTCGATATCGAAATTAACCAATATAGAGCGGAAATAGAAAGACTTCGGCAGCTCGTTGATGAAAAGGCAAAGGACGAGAGGCGAATGTTTGAGAGCTCCGAGCGCCTTCAGGATAATGTCGTCCAGCTTAACAAGGAGCTTCAGGAAGCTAAAGCAGCAAAGAAGGTTCCCCTTCCGAGGGAAGTGGCTGATGCTCTGGCAAAAGCGATGAAAGATGACGCTAACATTGATTATCTTGCTTGGCAGCTAGCGAGGGATGGCAGCGACTATGACAGCGAGCATATGAAGATGTTGAAGGAAAGGGCGGCCACACATTCATTCATTGATCTTGTTGACGCTCTCAGATACGGCTACACGGTCGAAGAAACGCCTTGGGAAAAGTTCCAGCATGGAGTAAGAGAGCTTCTTGAGGAGTACGGCATTACGGTAAAAACAGCACGCGGTACAAGCCCAATCGGTTTCGCAAAGAAAATAGATGAATTGTACGAAAGTATCTTCGGAAAAAAAGCAAGCGGGTGAGGTGGAATGGCAAGTCCGCAAAAGGAGAATGGATTCACTCCAGTAGCAAATGAGACTGTCGATGCTATTTGTTATTACGCATTTAACGGCGCTCAGCTTCGGATCATCCTCAAGGTTTGGCGGTTGACTTACGGATACAGCAGGAAAGATTATGAGTTCTCTCTCTCATTCCTTCAGTCAACCACTGGCCTATCTCTGAGGACAATAAAAAAAGAAGTGAACCTACTAATAAAGAATAGGGTGCTTCTTGTAACAAAGAGCGAGACAACCGTCAGACCTCGCAAGTTGAAATTTAACAAGAATTACGAGCAATGGAATATTGAGAAGAGCGGTGACGCCATGGAAGAACAAATGGATTTATTCGCTGAACGCGAGGGGAAGTATAGTTCCCCTCAAGATAATGTTGGAGGGGAAGCGTTGTTCCCCTCGGAGGGGCAGTATCCTTCCCCTCGAAATGGTGTTTGGAGGGGAAGCATTGTTCCCCCATATAAAGAAAAAGATCTTTTAAAGAAAAGTATTAAAGAAAATAATGAGCGGTTTGAATTCTTCTTCAAAGTCTATCCAAGGAAAGTAGCAAAAGCATATGCAAAACAGAAGTGGTTCGAGCATTCGAAAAAGGAATATTTCGATCCCAATATCGTTATCGCTAACACCATGAACTTTGCAGATACATGTGAGCTGCTCGAGACGAAACCGAACTTCATTCCTCATCCTTCTACTTTTCTTAATCAGAAACGCTATGAAGATTATCCAACAATAGATCCTGAAGGATTAGCGGCAGCGAGCGAAACGAAATTCGGTTCTAACCTCGACTTTCTAAGAGGGCAGATTGGCGGTGGAGAATATGACGAGAGAAGAGGTCGCATTATTGTTGGGGAAAGCGTCGGCAGCTTACCCGAGCAAGGCACCTGATTTAAGGAATAACCCTCAAATATTTGATGAGTGGGTTGAGGCTCTTGAAAATATGGACCCAATAATAGCCTTCGAAAACTATAGGCTGCATCGGGCTTCATCAAAATGGTTCCCTGACATTGCCGACATTGTTCGTCTGGATCCTAGCCAGTTCACAGATCATAACTTACTGGCTGCCCATACAGAAGATAGATTCGCTGAAATGGATGAATGGGAGCAAAAAGCGATTGATTGCCCGCCACATCTAATGCGACTGAAAAGTGGTGCTGAGGAATGAAAGAACACATTTACGAAGCGGAAGCCGCGGTACTGGGGTGCATACTTCTTGAGCCTGATCTGATCTCCGAATGTACGCTTCAAAACCTTGATTTCCAAGATGAACGGCATCAATTGGCTATGGAGTACTTCCGGTTCTTAGAAGAAAACGACAAGTCAATTGACCTCATGACAATGTCTCAAGTATCGGGGAAAAACATCGATAAGCTTGGCGGTTACACGTACTTGGTCGGATTGCTCAATTCTGTCCACTCTATTGCTCAGTTTGAAAGTTACCAATCTATCGTCAAAGAGGAGTCGCTGCTAAGGCAGACAGTGAGGACCTTGGGCCAGCTTACGAACGCCGGAGCCAACGGCGGCATGGTCGGTAAGGAATTGATCGGGGAAGCTCAGAAGGCGGTTGATGAGCTCTCCGAGAAGCTTGGATCAGGTGAAGAGGGACAAGGTCCAATAAAGGCATCTGACATCCTTAAAAATCATCACGAAGTCATACGCGAGCGTCGCACTAAGAAAGGGATAACTGGGGCTAAGACAGCCAGTAAAGAGGTGGATACACTAACTGGCGGGCATCAGGACAAGGACTTGATTATCCTCGGAGCTCGACCATCTATCGGCAAGACCGCCTTTGTCATCGAGGATTCGAAGCAGGCCGCCAAATCAGGGTATGTGGTATTCTTCGCCTCTCTGGAAATGCCTAAAGAAAAAATTGCTGAACGGTACATCTGCAATATCGGGAATATTGATTCAACAAAATTACGTACCGGAAATCTTGATGATTCGGATTGGATGCGATGGAGTGATGCGATGGATGAGTTTGAAAAACTCCTAATCTACATCGATGACACTTCTGGTATGACGGTACAAGATATAAAACGCAAAGCGAAGCAAGTGAAAAAGAAACATCCTGATCGGAAACTGATAATTTACATCGACTTCCTTCAACTGGTAGACCCAGGTCGCAGATTTAGTAAGAACGACGAGGGAGTAAAGTTCGTTTCCCAAAGCCTTAAGCGCATTGCAATGCAAGAAGGATGCCCAGTTGTTGCCATATCTGCGGTCGGTCGTGACTGTGAAAAACGCCCGGATAAGCGACCTATGATGTCAGACCTACGGGAATCGGGATCTATAGAATCTGATGCGGACATTGTAATCTTCCTTTACCGCGACGACTACTATAATCCTCAATCGGAACACAAAGGTATCATGGAGGTCATTCTCGCAAAAGGTCGGAATGTCGGTATAGGCAAGGTTGAGATGGGCTTTAATTCTAAATCAGGCGGGTTCGTCGACATGGATCGCACTCACTTCAGTGGAGGTGCAAAGCCGAGTGGCGGGACAAATAAAAACGGAAGCGGAAGCGGAAAAGGTTCTAAAACGGATCGTGGACGGAGCTCTAAAGCTGCGGGACCCGACGATGATGGCATCGATTGGATCGGAGGAACTTAAGCGAATGCAAAAGCTATACGATGCACTCGTCGAGGAGTTCGAGCACTACAAAATACGCGATTACGCCCGCAAGTTCCCTTATCTCAGAACCTTTTACGAGGAACAAGGGCGAATCGGAAAGGATGAGGTGCTGTGAGGGAAATGCTCGAGAAGTGCAACGACCCTTACATCAATGACACGCCATACGAAATATTTCGCGATGACAAAGGTCGCGTGATCGCCGAGTACTACCGTCATATAGAGCCGGCGCATGATAGAGAGCCAAAAAAGGAGAGGAAGCAAAAACATGAATCACGTTGGGATCGATCCATCAACAAAGACAGGCGTGGTCGTATTAGATAGTTCAGGTGAGGCTATCTTTCAAAAAGAGATTCATCTTAAAACTGGAATCAAATCTACTGCTAAGGAATTGCTGGAATACGGTCGTAACATCATTAATTTCGTTCCGGAGAATAGCGCAGTTGCAATAGAAGGGTTCTCGTTCGGTTCACAGGGCAAAGGGGTGAGCACACAGTATGCGGTAGGATACTCAATCCGATTCGCCTTACTTGATGCAGGAATTCCATTCATTGAGGCTACGCCAAGTCAACTCAAAAAGTTCGCTACAGGCAAAGGGAACACCAAGAAAGACAACATGACAATCCCCATCCTGCGACTCTGGAACTTTGAACATCCTAGCGACAACGTCCGTGATGCTTATGTATTGGCTCAGATTGTGAAGGCTTCACAAAACCACGATGTCGAGTTGCTGACAAATGAATACCATCAATATCAACTAGAGGTCATTAAAAGCATTCTGGAAGGGAAAGACGCTGGATGAAGCGCGTTATCGCATCTCGCACTTTGAAAAGGAAGTGTGCTCAATGTGATTGCTCCTTTAAGAAGGGTGACGTTTATTACAAGGACAGAAAGTTCTATGACGAACCGGATGGTATATGTGCTTTTGAAAGTCTTATATGTGCAAGATGCAAATACGTACTTGATGAAAGTGAAAATAGAAGAAAAGAGTTTGTAAGATCATGTACCCATCCAGAAGGCCAGACGGAAGAGGTTTGGAGTTACATGTTCGGAGAAGCAGCCATGGAGCCTGACCACATTGAATGTCGGTTGTGCAATCAATGGATCTAACTATACGAAAGGAAGGTGACTACATGAAATTCACGATAAATAAGAACGTTCTAAACAACGCCATACAGCACGTTAGCAAGGCTGTAGCAAGCCGTACAACGATTCCCATACTAAGTGGCATCCTAGTAGTTGCAGACGCTACAGCAGTCACCTTGACGGCTAGTGACCAGACAATCACTATTCAGTCTCGCATCCCCCTGGAATCGGAGACTGCAGTCGTCGGAACAGTAGAGCGACCGGGCAGGATTGTCCTTACCGCAAAGTTCTTTGTCGAGATGATAAAGAAAATGCCCAAGGACGAAATCGAGATTGAGATAGAAGAAGGGTTCAAGACAAACCTTAAATCGGGCCGTACAAAATTGCAGTTAACCGGACTTGACCCCGATGAGTTTCCAACTCTTCCGCTAATCGAATCTGACGAATCATTTTCTATTGCTGCAAGCAAGCTCCGTGATGCAATCGATAAAACAAAATTCGCCGTCACAACAAATGAAGGAACGCCGGTTCTGATGGGAGTCTTGCTGAATCTATCGGATAGCGAAATCAGGCTAGTGGCTACGGATCGTCACAGGATGGCGACGCTAAACGAGCAAGTGGATACAGACACAATCTTTTCTAACGTGCTGATTGGCGGCAAAGAATTGGGCGAATTGTACAAGGTTTTGCCCAATGACAATTCACTTGTAACGATTTCTGTCGTGGATAATCAAGCTTCATTCCAAGCGGAAAACCTATCTTTCTTTGTTCGAATGGTAGATGGGACATATCCCGATACATCGAAGATCATTCCCACTTCTTTCAAAACGGAAGTGACGCTCAACCGAAAGGCTTTGGAAGATTCAATTGATCGAGCATACCTCATCTCAAAAGAAGAAAAGACCAATATCATTCGATTAATGAGCAATGAATCGGGCGGCATTACAGTATCCTCCACTGCTGAAAACAGTGCATTCGAAGATGAGCTGGATGTTAGCAAAATGGAGGGCGAGGCAAGTAAGGTCGCTTTTAATTCCAAATACGCCCTTGATGCTCTCAAAGCAATCGATACAGACGAAGTGTTCATCGGTTTTAACGGCAATATGAGCCCTATCATCATTAAGCCGGTTGGTGGATCTGATGCGCTGCATCTAGTACTTCCCTACCGCACTACGAATTGAGGGGGATGGGTACAGGATGATCCACATCAGCAGCTATAGTGGCGGGGGGGCATCATGGTACACATCAGAACTCCTGGCTGAGAGATACGGAAAAGAAAATGTCATAAACCTATTCGCGGATACTCTGATTGAGGATGAAGATACGTACCGGTTCATTGACAAAACAACCAAGAAGTCAGGAATTAAGTTAGTTCGTATTGCGGATGGCAGAACGCCATGGGATGTATTCCGTGACGTTAGATGGATTGGAAATAGTCGCGTTGCACAGTGTTCCACATTGCTTAAACAAAAGATGTGTAAGGACGAAGTAGTTGCCAACTATAGTCCAGACGATTGCATTGTCTATGTCGGAATTGATTGGTCAGAGATACACCGTATGGATGCAATAAGAGAAGGATGGAAACCGTATCGAGTTGAAGCACTCCTGACCGAACCGCCATACATCGACAAGGAATTCATTTTCTCGAAGATGGCTGAACAAGGAATTCGGATACCGCGCCTTTATGAAATGGGATTCAGTCACAATAACTGTGGCGGGTTCTGTGTAAGGGCAGGGCAAGGACACTTTATCAACCTACTCAAAAAGATGCCGGAACGATTCCTCTACCACGAAGAAAAAGAGCAGGACATGAGAAATTACCTTGAGCGTGATGATGTCTCAATTCTTAGCAAATCCGTTTTCTCACATTATGAGTTTGTGGAAAAAAAGGACGGTTCAACACTTAAGGTTCCCAAGTACAAAAAGACGCCGTACACATTACGGCAGTTACGAGATGATTGGGAAAAAGGGTTAGGAATGCAGATTGATATGGATGACATAGGCGGGTGCGGGTGCTTCACACAGCAAGACAAATCCGATTAAGGGGTGAAACCAAATGAAAGTACAAATCGAAGACAATCTGTATCTCGAAAGTGACTCATTCCAATTCATCCTGAAAGATTACACGGGCAAAGTCAGCGAGAACAAAGAAACAGGGAAAGAAACGGAATTGTACAATACGCTCGGATATTTCACAAATATTCATTACGCATTCCGTTTCATTTTGCGGATGAAAATCAAAGAATCCACTGCAACAAATGTACGCGAGTTGATCGCAGACTTGAGACGGATCGAGAAGTGGCTCCACGAAATCATTGGAGATGAACAACCCCGAGGGGAGGGGCCGAGGTGAACATCAACGGAGATGTTACGGTGTACCAGATACCGCCCGGGTCACCTACAACAATCGGCGTTAATCTCGGCAATCCAGTCAGGACATTCAAGCCCGAATCACTTATGCAAAAGGGCAGTAAGAAGCCAACGATCATAACCGAAAATCGGGTTAAATCAATTGCCAAGTCGGCGGCCAAGCAAAGAAAGTTCAAAGTGTCGCGTGAAGAGTATCTTCGGTTGAGACTGTCTGGAATGGGTAAAGATGCGATTGCTGAGCGCCACAACGTCGCTATCGGAACGCTAAGGCATTATTTGACCGAATGGAAGATAGGCAAGCCTGAGCAAGAAGCAGCGGTACTAAAGGAGCTGGGACAATGACCGAACAAACCAGAGAAGAAAAGCTCAAGCAACGCTGGCAACCCGGAGGCGACAAGTACGAAGCGATGAAGGCTGACGAGATTTGGGAAAAGGCTAATGAGCCGTTACCATTCGCGGATGATGAAGATGATGAGGAAGAGATATGAAGTTCCTTGAACTGTTTGCAGGTATAAGTGGTATTGGTTATGGGCTTACTCAAGCGGGCATGGAGTGCGTTGGATATGTCGAGTGGGACAAATACGCTCACCAAGCTTACGAAGTCCTACACGACCCAGAAAGGAGGCTATGGAGCGCATATGACATCAGAGATGTATCAGATGGATCTATTCGGGAACTCGGAGAGCGAGTCGAGGGGGGCATACGGCTTATCGCTGCAGGATTTCCTTGCCAAACTTTTAGCATTGCTGGCAAACGTGAAGGATTTGCAGACCAGACAAGAGGTACTCTCTTTTTCGAAGTTATCCGGTTCGCATCTATTCTCAGACCCGACTTTCTGCTCCTTGAAAACGTGGACGGACTCCGAAACCATGACGGAGGAAGAACGCTCGGAATTATCCTCAATACGCTGGATGAGTTGGGGTACGTGGGAGAATGGCAAGTGCTTAACAGCGCGGCCTACGTTCCTCAAAACCGAGAGCGGATCTTCATTGTCGCAAGTCTTGGAGAAGGAAGTACCAGAAAAATATTTCCTTTCGGAGGCGAAAACAAAAACTCTATTAGAATCGTTGGCCAATTAGCTGATGGCTATAGAGAAGTTAATCAGGTATTGCACCCTGACGGAATCAGCACATGCCTTAAAACTATGCAGGGCGGGTGTTTGGAGCCGAAGGTTTTAGTCGCTGGACAGTTAGAGTGCGACAGCGGAGGCACAGGGAAGGTATATGATCCCGAAGGAATAGCACCAACACAACTCGCTCAGCATGGGAATGCGGTTACGAAAATCATCGACCACAAACCAACGCAATTCAGTGTTGATGGTGAAGGGATTGCCTACTACCTTGATACATGGTATCCCAAAGGAATCAGTAACACCAAATGGGAAAAAGGAAGAAGGATGCACGTTATTCAACGTCAATTTTCAAGTGAACGCATAGCCGGATGGGTTGAAAATGAGGATAAGATATTCGCCTTTCAAGGAGATGCCAAACGATCAACTGTACAGGAATCGGTAATCATCAAGCCAGAGGGAAAAACGGATGCGTTGACGGTCGGGCACACACCTAAGACGTTAAATGGCTACCGCATCCGGAAGCTTACACCGCTCGAATGCTTCAGACTCCAGAGCTATCCCGATTGGTGGTATGTCAGACTCAAACTGTTCAGGCATCCGGAGTACATCGAGCAAGTAGACATGAGCCGAAACGACATTACTGAACAGGTATTAGCAATCATTCGTGACAACGGGCTTAAAGAGGGAATAAGCGACTCCCAACTTTACAAAATGGCGGGTAACGGAGTCACTTCGGTAGTTGCCTTCGAGATAGGGACTCGAATCCTAGCAAGCAGATAATCAAAAAATCAATCTATAGGTTTACTTTTGGAGGTGAGACAAGATCGAAGCGGCCTATGAACAGTTTTTGCAGAACAAGAAGTCAATCGTTGAGCCATCTGGATTCTCAGTCACTGATAACGACATTAACCAAATGTTATTCGACTTCCAGAGGGCAATAGTCAAGTGGGCAGTTGCAAAGGGCAGAGCGTCCATTTTCGCGGGAACGGGATTAGGTAAGACATTCATGCAAACGGAATGGGCGCGACTCGTACAGCAGCATACAGGCGGCAACATATTAATCCTTGCACCTCTCGCAGTAGCTTCACAGACAGTCCGAGAAGCCATGAAGCTAGGAATCAATATCACGCTATGCCGATCGAAGTCGGAAGTTAGACAAGGCATCAACATTGCCAACTACGAGATGCTTCACAAGTTTAATCCAGAGGAATTTGAGGGTGTAGTTCTGGATGAGAGCTCCATCATAAAAGCCTACGACGGAAAGATGAGAAACCTCATCCTAGACAGTTTCAGAGCCACGCCGTACAAGCTCGCCTGTACCGCTACACCAGCACCTAACGATTACATGGAGCTTGGTAACCACAGTGAGTTCATGGGCGTGATGAGCCGTACTGAGATGTTGTCGATGTTCTTTGTTCATGATGGCGGGGATACAAGTAAATGGCGTTTGAAGGGCCACGCTGAGGACAAGTTCTGGGAGTGGGTAGCGTCATGGGCAGCATTGGTCACTAAGCCATCTGATATCGGGTTCGATGATGGAGCCTACAACCTACCACCGCTGAATGTCATAGACCACATCGTGAGCGTTGAGCATAGCTTCGATGACGGATTGTTTGCGGCAGAAGCCAAGACACTGCAGGAGCGCCAGAGAGCGCGGAGGGACAGCACAGAGTTACGCGTTGCCAAGTGTGCAGAGATCGTCAATGCAACTGATCGCCCATTCCTAGTGTGGTGTGACCTTAATCGAGAGTCGGAGTTATTGACTAAGGCAATATCAGGAGCGGTCGAAGTCAAGGGATCTGATTCACCCGAACACAAGGAAAGAGCCATGCTTGATTTTGCAGAGGGCAGGATACGTGTGTTGGTCACCAAGCCATCGATCTGCGGATTCGGAATGAACTGGCAACACTGCGCTGATATGGCGTTCGTAGGACTCTCAGACAGCTTTGAGCAAGTGTTCCAAGCCATAAGACGTTGCTACCGCTTCGGACAGACAAAGCCTGTAAACGTGCATATGATCATTTCCGAACTGGAAGGAGCGGTATCTGCCAACATCAAGCGCAAGGAAGCTGATTTTATGCAGATGGTCGCTCAAATGATCAAGCATACGAAAGAGATCACAAGCGCAAATATCAAGTCAACAAAAGCGGATAAAACGGAATATGTTCCACGGAAACGGATGACAATCCCGCATTGGCTAAGGAGTGAGAAACAATGCAGTTAGAAGTCCAGACGATTGATGAAGTGATAACCGACCAATACGCTTTATATCATGGCGATTGCGTAGATGTCACAAAGGGGATCCCAGACGACAGTGTTCATTATTCGATATTCAGTCCTCCGTTTGCATCACTCTACACCTATTCGAACAGTGAACGCGACATGGGAAATAGCAAGGGCGATGAGGATTTCATGCACCACTTTAGATTCCTTATCAAGGAACTGTACAGGGTTATGATGCCTGGTCGGCTGCTATCGTTCCATTGCATGGATATCCCGGCCATGAAGTCAAGAGATGGGTTCATTGGACTGAAAGACTTCCCAGCGCAACTAAGGCAAATGTTCGAGGATGAGGGATTTATCTACCATTCCAAGGTGGCAATTTGGAAAGACCCACTGATCGAAGCCACAAGAACCAAAGCCATTGGATTAATGCACAAGCAGCTCGTGAAAGACTCAGCGATGAGTCGTCAAGGATTGCCCGATTATTTAATCACAATGCGCAAGCAGGGGGATAACCCAGAGCCGGTTGCTCATCCTGATGGGTTAACTGAATTTGTAGGGCTTGACGAACCAAATGCTCCAAGAGTTGAACCAACACTAAAGGACAGCAGGCAACATCGATTCATATCTATGGCTAAAACTGATCCAGTTTACTCGCATCAGGTATGGCGTCGATACGCTAGTCCGGTATGGATGGACATCAACCAAAGCCGCACTCTTAACCGCAATCCTGCGCGAGATGAGAAGGACGAAAAACACATCTGCCCACTACAGTTGGACGTGATCGAGCGGGCATTGCAGTTGTGGTCTAATCCGGGCGATGTAGTCTTGTCACCATTCGCTGGAATTGCAAGTGAAGGATATGTATCGCTAAAAATGGGCAGACGCTTTGTTGGAGTCGAGCTGAAAGAAAGTTACTACCGGACAGCAGCCGCAAATCTCGAAATGGCAATTGAGGAAATGGGGCAACAAACACTATTCTAGGAGGCCTTACCTTGCCAACAATCCACAAGCATTACATCTTACCAAGCACTGAGGTACAGCACATCGAAGTCCAAATCGGCTCCCAACTCATATCAACCATCGAACAGAATGGCTGCATCGTGGTATACGCATTGATCAATCATCCAGAGGCTGAAAAGGAAAAGCTTCCAGTCATGTGCGTTGGTACGGGATGGGACATTAAAGTCCCTGATAACCTCTTCATCCTCCGAGCAATCGGAACGGTTAAAGTCGCAGATTTAGTCTGGCATGTGTTGGAGCTAGAGGATCTAGATAGATTGCCATTTTAACCATTGGGGGCTGAGCGTATGGGAGCTCGGATCATGCAGGACTCTAGAGATGGATTCATATTTGATAATCTCGGAAGGATCAAATACCATCCCGATTTCCACGAGAATCATGGCCAGAAATTCACCGAAGATGATCTTTGTTACCTTGCGAAGTTTTACAAGCATGACGGACGCCGGGCGATGTCGTTTGCACTCGGAAAGACAGAAGTCGTTATTCAAAACAAGTATTTTGATTTGGTGAAGAGCGGCCTCATCGAGCATTACAAGAATATGAACCATTACATCTGAAAGGAGGACTCCCATGAATAAGAGGTTGATAGATGGGGATAAGTTGTTGCACAGAGCCAAGGAAATTACAGAAAGCCCTATAGCTCCTTCGATGGAATTATGGGAACTGATCAACGAAATTGAAAATGGTGCATTCGACGTCCCATCCGATCAGGGAGAAACGGCAAGGCTGCGAGCGGCGTTGGGGAGTATTCAGTGGGGAGAATGGGAACGAACACATGAATTAAATGGTTTAGAAGTTTGGACAACTAAACGTATCAATCCAGTCAAGATCGCCCAGGAAGCCCTTTATCTCCATGCAGAGGATACAGGGATACAGAAGGTAGAAAAGGTTGGGGTATGCAATGTAAAGAGACATTTCGACGGGTTGCAAGGATTACTCGATGATGTTAATTGGAACGGGGATAAGCAAGCTATTCGGGATGAACAGAAGACTATCCGCTATACATTGTATATGCTCGGCATCACCATACCAGGCATCAGTATGGAGGTGGATAAAGGACATGATTAAACTGACCAATACAAGTAACGGAGCATATTACTTCAATCCTGACTTAATAACATCTGTGCGAAAAGACTATGAAAATCCATCGGTTACAGTTGTCGTATGCGATGGTGTTGGTGACCTTGTCACCGAATCCCCCGAAGAAGTAACCCGCAAGATACTAGAGTATAAGTTGGCTATGCAACAACAAAAAGTCGCTTATGAATTGGCATTAAACGAAGACTGTATGGCAGACAAGTTTCAAATTAGGAACATGCTAGATACTCATCTGCGCCAACTCGCCGGTCTGGAGGAATAGGGATAGAGCCGATCTATCTGGCGGAGTAGACACAAAGTGTGCAATACAATAAATCAAATTTGGAGGAATGAACAATGAATAAGCAGGCTGTACTGAATGTATTGAACGCTCTGGAAGTAGTTGACCAACAAGGCGGGGAAGACGCTTATATGATCGTCAAAATCAACGAAGAGAACCTTGCTGAGTTGGCGGAAGTCGGCGTAACAAAAGAGATGGTAGAGGGTTACGGAACAGATGGTGAAGACTTCTGTATCCTAGCTTACGCATTCAGCGAGGGATTAGCAGATGACTTTGAAGACGGAAAGTTAATTATTTGGGATCCTCTGGTGGACGACAAATTGCGGTATCGCGTACTGAACGGAGATGGTACGGCGCGAGATGCGGAACGCTTGCTTAAGGCACTCGAACCGAACTTGTTCACTGCGTAGTTCGAAGATTTGACGCAAAGGACACATTATGCGAAGGAGGGAGCGTTGCCCGTTGGCTAAGGCGACAGGAAAGACCAAAGAAATCGTAGTAAGTGTCGGGGAGATAGAACGACTCATAGGCGAAGCGTCGTCCTACATTGACACGAAACAGCAATACAAAATACGAGATTTGCTTGAGAATGCTATCAATAAATGCCAAGACATTAGGGATAAGTTTGACCCAATCTGATGCACATAACGAAGATAAAGCGAAGGAGCGATGAAAGTGGATAACCAAACAATCCCAAGCAAGGGACACGGCGAGATTGTCTTAATACAGCAAGAGGATGGCAGTTTCCAACTAAGAGATAATCTCTCACGTCTATGGTGCGCCTGTGGTCAACCGGCAGTACATTATTTCAACGCTGAATTGCCTCAGTATCAATTCAAGTGCATTAAACACAGTCTGGAGGTATCCCATGAAACCTAATGAGCAGTTGATAGAGACGATAGAGAAGGCGTTGAATGCGGAAATTCCGGTACATTGGCACCTTAGCGCCCCTGAATGGCTTCGCGCCCTACTGGAAGAGCGACAAGAACTCCTAATGAGCCGAGACGGTTGGAAACTCTTATGTGAAGAGGCTGAATCCCAACTCCAACAGACAAGGGAAGAACTGGAGATACAAAAGGAAATAAGCCATAGCATGCACACAATGGCTAATAGGTATCTTGATGAAATTGAACAGGTTAAGGCGGAAAGAGACGAATGGAAGGCTTCATCCAATAACGCCCTGATCGTATCTCTAGAATGGAAAGAAGAGGCCGAATCCCTCCGTACCGAACTATCAGCAAAGGATAAGGTGCTGGACTTCGCCAAGAGTGTGCTACATGTTGCGTTTGAAGGCGGATCATTAGATGGCGGAGACATTCAAGAAATGGGTGTTAAATACGGACTGCTGGAACAAACAGCTTACGATCCAGAGAAACATGAAGAAAACTGGGATTTTGAACCCGGCGATCCGTACTACACTTTCACGCCCATCCTATCCCATTATGAGGTAAAGTCATGAGCGCAGATCCTAAATTATTCATCAATGGTAAATACGTGGGCTCCCTTCCAATCGACTGGAGGGCATATGTCGAAAAACAATATCCCGGAGCCGTATATGAGCTCAAGGACGGCTGGAAGGTCATGGTCACCGTCACCGTGGTACAGGCTATGGAGATTGTGGAGGGGAGGAAGAGGGCAAGTGAGCAAGTTTAACGGAATGACACAAATCGAGCTTGAGATGATGAATGATGTGATTGAAAAGGCTCTTCCTGTCTGGGTTATGGCAGCCCCTTCATTCGCAAAACTAACAAGTGAACTGCACAAGGAATTCAAGAAATTAGGTCATGAAGGAATCGAAGCCATCTCACTCGCCGTTCATTCAGCAGCAAAACAATTCGGATTATAAATTGAGAGGAGCAATTATCCATGATAACTATTAAAGCGCATTTCAATAAGCAAACGAAAGATTCCCGTAAGGAACTTGTACAGTTTTACGTAAAGGGCGAAGGCGAACATTTACCGGAGTTGAACGACCTTGTACGCGAAGTAGTAGAGCTAACAATCGAAGGCATCGATCCTCTAACTGCGGAATTCGTAAAGAAGAGTCAGGATGCGAAGAAAACCGTATTGGATTTCATCGTTAACGGTGGCGCTTCAAATCGACATTCATACGAGTTCTACCGCTTGGCTGGAACGGATGTAGAGCTGACCATAACAGAATCGCAAATGGATATAGATGAGTTCCGTGAGCAGCAAGAGGCGTACCGTGAGGGCGTACGCGGCAAGATCAATAAAGATGGAACGGTCGAAGTGGACGAGAACCAGATGAGCATTGAAGATGTTCAGGATAAAGAAAACGATGGTCCACCAATCGGCTAAAGCAAGAGGGGCGGGGGCTACGGTGTCCGCTCCAGTAAATCAAAGCGAGGTGATGGTATGCAACTAGCCTTCGAACTTCCCGAACTAGATAGACGTTCCACTCAGAAAGCTGTAGAAGCCGCTCTAGAGAGGTATAGGCTATCCAAATACCTAGACGCTGATGAGCGAGAGGCAAGCATTACGCCAGGATATTCAATCATTCCTCCTAGTCAAACAAATGTTACGAGTGATCAAACGGCTAGCATTGCAATAAGTAACGTAGACAGGGCATCAAAACGCAAACAGTATTGCGATCGCATGGAGCGAGCTGTTAACCGTTTGCCACGTATGGAACGCTTTTTACTGCAGGAACGCTACATGTGTGAGGATTCCGATTACTTGACCGACTATAACGTTTATACACAAAAATTCCAACCACCAATCAGTGAGGGCACTTATACAAAGGTCAGGTGGAAGGCTCTTTATAAGCTGGCGTTGTCTCTTGATATTGCTGTTGAGAAAGTGATGGAAGGAGATGCAGGGGCAATTTGACCAAGCCCCTGCGCATACGTTAATGATGGGTGATAAAATGGAAAAGAAAAAGCCATATTACATTGAGATTATCCACGCCGGAGAAGACCCAGAAGGATTAATACGGAGCTTGGTGGAAGCAGAAGTAAAAAAAGTGATGGCTAAAAACCAAGTTACATCGTACAATCTATCTGACGTTTTAGATAAACACACTTCGGGGGTAATTGGTAATGAGCACAAAAAAAGATAGGGGCTATGTTCGGGTATCAACTCTTAAGGACTCCCAGAAGGACAGCCCTGAACATCAGGAATCATTCATTCGTAGGCACGCCAATATGATGGGCATGGAACTAGATAACGTTTATATGGACAAGGGAACAGCTACGAGCATTATGGAGAGGGAAGATGTGCTGCAATTGATCGAGGATGCGAAGAAGGGCGAGATCAGGACGATCTTCTTCCCTTCTTTATCTCGTTTTAGCAGAGACCAAGTCGATGCGGTAACCCTAAAGCGGATACTCGTTAACGCTTTGAAGATTCGCCTTATTTCGATTGAGGACGGATATGACTCCGCGATCAAGGATGATGAACTAATGTTTGGCATACGATCTGCCGTCAATCAGGAGTCTAGTAGTGGGACAAGCGTTGCATCTAGGCGTGGTATCCGTGAATCTGCTGAAAAAGGTAATTACATCGGTTCGATACCTCCATACGGTTATAAGAAGGTTATGGACGGAAAGCGAAAAACGCTGGAAGTAATCCCTGAGCAGGCTGAAATAATTAAGCTGATATTCGACCTATATATCAATCAAAGTATGGGCGAGAAGATGATCGTAAATTATCTGAATGGTGACAACGGAAATCGAGAGCCTATACCATCATACAAGGGCGGTTCATGGGGCATAACGTCAATTCAGAGGATTTTACAAAATGAAATATATACTGGTTACAACGTTTACGGCCGGCACACAGTCGAGACGAAATACAACGACCTTAAAAACATAATGGATCGCGGAAAGGTGCTTGTCCAGAAGCCAAAAAGCGAATGGAAACGATCAGAAAACCCGACGCATCCCGAAATCATAAGCAGCGACATGTTCGAGAAAGCACAGGACGTCCGCTTGATCAGAGGTGGCGGTGTAAGGGGTGGGAATAGGGCGTATGTAAATGTGTTTGCTAAATTAATATTTTGCGAAGAATGTGGATCGGCAATGGTGACAATGGCAAGTAAGACCGCAAATTCAAAGGGTAAAGAATACCGCTACTTGATGTGTTCCCGCCGCAGGCGAATAGGTGAATCTGGGTGCAGTAATAGCAAATGGCTACCGTACATTGAGCTTAGAGGGGATCTAATTAAATCTATCTTGGATGAAGTTCGAGATAGAATGGCTAAATACAGAGCCGATATAGACGATTACGGGTTCAACTCAGAAATAAACGATCACGAGAAAGAGTCCAAAAAACTCGAAAAGAAAATCGAAGATAATCGGAAGTTGTTATTCGAGATCAGACGACAGAATATGAACGGTGAAGTCGATAATGATCAGTATAACTACGAGAGAAATATATACGAAAAGGAGATCGATGAATCCACCAAGAGACTATCAGTTGTGGCGGCGAAACAGAGACAAAGACTGGAAGCTTCGGCAATACATGAACAGATGAAAAGCGCACTCGACGCATTTTCTGCATTAGAATCTTATGATGATGTGGAGAAGACGAGGTTACTACTGTCTCGAATGGTGAAGAGGATCGAAGTCAACTCCGAAGGTCGGGTGAGGCTAACAACAGAGCTATGA